TGTATTGCGTTAATTCTTTCTTTTAAAGCTTTTGCAAGCTCTGTCTTTCCAGAACCTGGGAGACCAATTATTTGAATAATCATTTTAATCTTTCTGTTAAGTGGGTAGTTTTAGGACATACCCAGGTCTCACGGTTATTTAATTTTTAGAATTTTTGGTTGTTTTTCTTTTGGTAGATTTCTAACTACACGGATATGCAACATGCCATCCTTTAGCTCTACACTAGAAACTTCCATGTATTCACTTAGTTCAAAGATTCTTGTGAACTTACGTGCAGCAATTCCCTTGTGGACAATTTCTGCATCTGTTACCTCTGTAATTTCACCTGTGATCCAAAGACTTCCGTCTTCAATTGACACAGTCAGATCTTCTCTTGTGAATCCAGCAACTGCCAGCGTTAACTGATAGTTATCTTCGTCTAGCTTTAGCAAATCATATGGCGGGAATGCCGTATTGTTTACCTTACTAAGACTATTGAAACGCTCCAACTCTCTGTTGAAGCCAATAAAAAATGGATCCTTAAATAGATCCATAGCAAATTGTGTTACCATTTTATTCTCCTTTTAAGCAAGTAATATGGTCACCCCCATTTGGCAGGTGACCATATTATTATACCATTTAGGTGACTAGGATTGCAACTACTTTTTTGCTTTTGCCCTAGCCTTTGCTAATGCGTCAAAATCTTTTACTTTGGTATCTCCAAGATAACCCCAAGCGTATCCTTCAGATATCATTTGCTCATTAATTGAAACTTCTGATCCATCAAGATATACCCACCCTAATATTCTTCCATATTTTTCTGAGCTGTCCATCTTTTCAGTTTTAATTACAACGCTTTTAGCAGAATCTATTGCATTCTTTAAAAAAGATTTTGACTCTAGGCCGAGAACTTTCTCTATTTTATCTGTAGTTCTAGATTCTGGGGTATCTATTCCAGCCAATCTAACTCTGGATGAAAATGATATATTAAATCCTAGATCTATATCTACATCAATTGTATCTCCGTCTACAACTTTAGATACTTTTTTTACATAATATTCAAACATGTTTTACTCCACGGGATTTTCATATAGATATGCAGAGGTTACAAATCTTTCACCTGAAATAAGAGTTTTAACTCCATGCTCTAAATTACTAGGGAATATTAATACCGAAGCCGTTTCTGGCTTTACAATTAAATTTAAATCAGGAAATTCTAGTTCTCCGCCTTCAAAATCTTCGTTAAACCATAGAAGTGCTGTAAGGGCTGGCTCAAGACCAACTCCACCATCATTATGTGCAAACATAAATGACCCTTCTGTATATTTACGCACAACCATATTTTTTTGATCTACCCAAGTACGTTCTGGCATCCAATTTATATCTATATTATTCTCAATTGGCGATGTAATATTTAAAGAAAGCCTTTCTTTATTTTTTTCAACATAATCTTCAAATACATTTTTAAATATAGCCATGACGTCATAATAATGATTCATATTTGGCCAAACAATCACAGCGGCGCCTTTAATTCCACTATGGCATTCTGTACCATCTGGATTTAAACCATTTGTATATTCAAACCAATTTTTTTGTTCTTGTATTTTTTTTAACAATATAGAGATATTTTCATCTACATTTTTATAATACCAGATATCCTCCGTCAGCCTAATATGTTTCATTTTTCTCCTTTAAAATAAAGAGCAGTTTTTAAAAAGTCATGCTCAGGACTGTGTCAGATATTTAACGTCGCTGTCTCCTCCGACAAATCTGCGACTCCCCGATGAAGGGGTGCAGAATACTATTATACTACTAAACCCTACTACCAGACTCTCGAGCAGAAGATGGAGAAACCTCTATATACTCTAAATTATTTTGAAATTCTTTTATATTAGGCGCACCTGAATATGTAAATGCGCTTCTTATATTATTAAGTATATTATATATGCCTTCTAGTGCTGGTCCTTTAGGATTTACTTCACCAGTAACCCCCTCAAAGCTTATTATAGGATTTTTTACATCCTCTATCCCCCTTTCTTTCAGTATATATTCCCTTGATGCCAATCCACTAAGATAATATTTCCCGTCTATTGATTCGCATTCGTTATGCCCAGCAAGCATAGATCCTAGCATGACAGCACTTGCACCAGCACCTAAAGCCTTTACTATGTCACCAGAATTTTTAATACCGCCATCTGCAACTATTCCATTTACATAATCATTTTTTACATGTTCATAAATATTCATTATCGAGGCTAGCGTTGGCGCCCCAAAGCCCGTTACAAGCCTTGTAGTACAGGCTGCGCCTCCTCCTATGCCTACACGTACAGAATCAGCTCCAGCATCCATTAGCATTTTGTATGCGCCGTATGACGCTACATTTCCACACATTATGTGTGTGCTCGATGGCACCATTAATCTTAAATCAGATACAGAATCTGCTGCTAATTTTAAATGTCCGTTTGCAACATCTAATAAAATAATCTTAATGCCTTTAGAAACAATCATATCTATTGTTTTGCAGTCATAAATATCTGCAGTAGTTATTGTTACCCCAATTGTATTTTTGTTGATATCACAGGATTTTTTTAACTTTATGTCTAAATCTTCTGATCTGCATGTCATTCCAATTGAGCCAGATTTATTAAGTGCAAAAAGCATTTCATAAGAAGATATGGATTCCATTGGCGCAGAAATAATAGGGCTAGTAATACTTAATATTGCGTCTGGATTATTGGGGTTGCCAATTTTTGTGGCAAGATCTATGTGCGATCTACTTATTATTGGAGATGAATCATGGGGAATCAGCAATATGTCGTCAAAACATAGACCATTTATTGAAGTATTTTTTTTCATTATCTAGCCAGCCTTTAATATTTCTACGGCTACTGCGTGTTCTGAATAAGCTATATATCTATAGTTTATTGAATTTTGTAAAACAAATTCCCGAAACGCTTTATATTCGTGATTTCTCCAATTTGGATAACCAAAATACTCATCAAATATAATTATTGATCCTTTTCTAACTAAATTATTTAAAGTATTTAATGCGTAAATAGTTGGAATATAGGTGTCTGAGTCCATATGAATTAAATCTATTCCATTTTCAAAATTGTTGTTTTTAACAAATTCTGGAATAGTATCTTCGTATAAGCCATTGTAAATAATAACATTTTTTTCAACTAATGGACTTATTCCATTTAAATTAAACATACCTTTACTTAAATTCCAACCAGACCAATCTTCGTTAAGTCCTAGGAAAGAATCGAAACCAAACACGGAAGCCCGTGGTAACTCCCTTGCAAAATAATTAATTGAATTTCCAGACCAAACTCCAAATTCTACTACAACAGATTTTTTTTTCTTTTTTATTAAATTACAACAATATTTTCTTAAGTGTTCTCTATTTGAAAACATCATTGCCTCTTGCATTTTTTCTATAGCATAATTCGCCGAGTCTGTAGCTGCATGATGCAGTACTTGATATATTACTCCAGGGAAATTTTGTATTGCAAATTCATCTGCAGCTACAATGTCTCTTTGAAAATTCATATTGTATTAAGTTAGTCTTTTAATGATTTCCATGGATTTGGCGGTAATTTAAGGCTTGATTCTAGGAACCAATTCCATTCCATATGTTTTTTAGTTGCTAAATTTAAATGTTCAAGTAATGAGAATTGTTTTTGTATCATAGCAAGTTCTGATAAAACCTTTAACTCTTCAATGACTTTCTGATTAATTGGAACCAAATGCTGTGCCATTTCAACCCCACAGTATGTATCTGGCTTCACGTTGCCAAGAGTTTGGTGATATGAAAATTCTTCTAATGTATATGGTGCTTCCGCTCCAAGTCTTCTTAACCATAATGATGTCTCCATCAAAATCTCGTCGGAAGCAAGGTACATTTCTTTGTAGACAATTTGTGACTGTCTCATTAATACAGATTCTGTATTAATATAAAACCCCTTTACTAAATTCATAAATACTACAGAATTAGATTGGAATGATTGTAAAGATTTAATTAATTGTTTCATAATATCAGTATACCATTTTCTGCTATAAAATTGCTAGTGTTAGCAAATTTAGTGCCCCTGGAAGGAATCGAACCTCCGACACACAGGGTAGAAGCCTGTTGCTCTATCCCCTGAGCTACAAAGGCTTTGTGCGACAGGTAGGACTCGAACCTACGATTACCGAATTATGAGTTCGGGGCTTTAACCAACTAAGCTACTGGCGCCTTAATTTAATTGTACTATATCAATGCTGGTTGTCAATAGCAGACTCTACTATTTGCTGTACATATTCAGAAAAATGTTTTCTTATATTGCCAGCTGGCCTAGAACCGTACGACTCCCATATTCTTTTATATTCAATTACATTATCATATGTTGTTGGACATAAAATAATTTTATTATATCTTTTTAGTGTTGTAGGAAGAGGTACGTGTTTTGTGCAACACTTACATTCCTTGGCTCTTTCTTGGTACTCGCTCATATTATCTCCATATTTTCTATTGATCTTGCTAAGCTTTCAGGCATTCTTGGTGCCCTAATCATGTTGTATACATTTTCTACTTCACCGTCGCTGACTCCAAAGTCGTTGTCATAGCTCATAGATTCATAGTCATGAATTTTTATTTCTTCGTCTCTACGCATTCTAGTTCTGCTAATTGAATTATATACTGCTCCGCATACAGCATCCGCCAAATCCTTTGATCCTTTTCTTGGATGGTCAACCTTATCTCTCATAATTCTTAATTGAAGTAATTCGTCTATCAATAGCGGGATATGTGGGCCAGATAATCTTTCTTCTAAAACAACCATTGCCATATCGTCGTAGTGTTTTTTAGATACCGAAAGAATTTCCGTATTGATACCGTATTTTTTTAATTGTTGCATCATGTCGTGAGAGTTCCATCTATCAAATGTGCAAGTTTTTATATTAAACCCTCTTGTTCTTAAAGACAATATGTAGTCTTTTACCTCTGTAAAATCTACTGATTTGTCTGGGGTCGGAGTCCAAAATCTAACCGCATCAATGTTTACAATTGGAGCTGGTTGGGAGTATGTATCTGTTACCTTTATGTCAACCCATTTACTTACATGGCCCATTGCAACCGCACAATGATCGTGCTTTTGAGCTAAGTCTACATGTATAAAATAATCTTTTTCTAGGTCTGGTTTAAACCATTCTTCAAGTCTTCCAAATTTATCTACAGCCAAACTACCTTGATTAAATGCCCTTTCAATTTTTTCTCTGGATTTAAAAAATGCATCTACTGCATCTGTTGGCATACAGGCAAATCTACCGAGTGCGTCTGGCGCATTTTTGTGAAAAGCAACAGTAAAGTCTGTTATTTTTTTTGTTGGATTTACTTCCCATGTTGGTCTTTTGAGCGCAAATACTCTGGGGTAAACATAAGAAACTATATGATCTTCTTCCCAGGCCACTTCAAACTCATTGCCTTCTGTACCGTTTGGCAAGTCTTGATCTAATTTTAATATCTCTGTCCTAACAATTGTTTCTTTTTCCGCTATGACTGATTCATAAAATTTTTGTATCGGATCATTTTTAAATCTAGGAAAAGAAAGCAGGATTACCTTGCCTACATCTGGAAAACGTGAATCAACTGACGCCCTGTACATGTCATATATTGCATCGGCTGTTTTAGCTTGATCGTGACCACTGGTACTTTCTGTTGCAAATCCAGATATCTCGTCTAGAATTACCACCATAACATTGTATCCTTCCCACGCTTCTCTTTCTGAGTGTCCAGAATGAACTGTTATGGATTTGTCAAATTTAATTTCTGAAGCTTTGTCTGTATACTTACCAGCAAACCAAGGAGAGTTTTCAATTCTCATTTTAAATCCCTTAAAAAAAACATTGTTGGCCTGCTGTGCGTTGATAGCAATATTTAATATATCTATGGCATCTTTTGGCGGTTTTCCATAATACGCTGCTGGATCTTTAAGGCACAACAGTAAATAAACAATGTAAGCTACAGAAATTGTTGATGAGTAATCTTTTCCAGAGCCTTTACCTAATTGAGCAATAACCTCGACACATGTTTGATTAAACATATGTTTTCCTAATTCTTCTCCATAAAGCTTAATAAGAGTAGACTCTTTGTATATTTGAGAACTTTTTTCAATAAGCGTATATTGATTTTCTGAAAGTGGTGGTAGTGCCAAATAATCTGGGCTTGTTACAAAAGTCCGTAGGTCTACTGGTTTTTGCTCAAACTCGTCGCCATCTAGTATATCTATAAACTCTGAAAAATCAAGCGACATTATTAAATCCTTTTGGAACTCGTATGTACTGAAACAAGTTATTGGAATGGAAATACCTTATACCGCTTTTTAATTCTTGTACTTGATGTATGCAGTGTTCTTCTGCACTATGTATTACAAGGTCACCTTTTTCTGGGTGGTAGATAATTCCTTGATCAAGATATAACAGGTCTCCGCCATCAAAATTATTAAAATACAATATTATTCCAGCAATTGTATTCTCTCCTAAATCAAAATCTTCATCTTCCTTAACTAATTTATTAGCATCTCTAATGTGCAATGAGTCGTGATTATCTGAATGAATTGCACCTTTAGTTCCTTGCTTCATCCTAACTAAGCCTCTGTCTATACCCAAATTAACTTCTTTTTCTAAAATACATTTAATTCTTTCATGTATTGGAATAAGCTCTTCTGTCCAAATCATTGACCTTTCGTTTCCCAGCCCATGATCATTAAAGTTTTGTTTCCATTTATCTTCTGGAACGGATATAGCTTCCCGTATTAAAATTTCACACTCTTTATCTGTAACAAAATTTTTATATACAAAAATGTCTTCCCCCAAAGTAAGGAATCCATTTTTATTAAACATTAGCAATATCCTCAGAAATTATAATAGGCTCTACAATTCCAGTAATTTGAGACAATCTTTTAGCAACTTCCACCTTACAGTGATTACAGCTAGACGTAACCTCTTTTAGTATGCCAACCAACATTTCTTGCTTTCTTTCGTTCTCTAGTATTTGCGATGCAATCTCATTGTTTTCAAGAACTCCTACTGCTTGTAACATTGCAATTCTTTTACCCTCTATGTCTGCAATTAGTTTTAGTGTTCCAGATTTTACATTAAGTTGACCCTGAGTATCGGCATCCTCTACTGTTTTCCATGCCTCTTTAATTAATATGTCGTAGTGTTGATCTGCCCCCATTAGAGCTTCTCTAGCACGTTCTCTAACATTAGTGTCATTGTGGACCACAGACTTCCACTCATCAATATACTCTAAAACATCTTTTCTGTTCATACCAGTTATGGTGGCAATTTGTGTAGCTGAATTACCTTTTAACAACTCTGAAACAACTTTATTCATCTTGTCAAAGTGTACGGATGGCTCTATTTCTGTCATTAAATGATTATACTTCTAGTCAACCAAAATGTCAATTAACGCTTGGGTTTTATACCAAATTTATCTATATATCTCTGTATGGTCATTGCAGATACCTTACATTCCTTTGATATTTCCATAATAGTCTTTTTTTGAATATTGTATCTGTTATAAAGCCAGTCTTTATTTTGATATAGCTTCATCGTTGTGTCAAAACCTTATTGGCATAATGGGCAATTCCAAATGAATCTGCTACATCAAAATCTGATACTGACAGATTGTACTTCTTATTAAAGTAATCCGCTGTTCTTTGCTTTCTCATATTCCTTAATTGATTTTTATACCATGAGTCTGCGTATCCTGGATTAGCCAATCTAATGTCCGCCTTTTCTTGCTTAGTAGGATTATTGTTACCGATATAGGCCTGCCATGAAGTTGGGGCTATTGTTATAACTTTAGCCCCAGTTGACATCAGCTCTGCAATAACAACCCCATATACATAAGACAGTTTTATTACGGCATCTGCCGATCTAACTAAAACTGCACCCTCAACTGCAATATAATCTGCCCGTAGTTCATCTAGCATCACATTCATTTTAATTTTTGCATCGTAAATTTTTTCATAAATATCATTTCCAGATAGGTTAATCTTTCCCCATTTTAATGGCACGTCATTTTCCATTAAACAAAAAGCTATTGAGTTTGTAGATGCATCAATGCCAAGCACTTTAGATGCCTTAGTCTTTACTAAACTAGCCAATGTCATCTATTATGCCCATCAAATATTTTTTATCTTTAAAGCGTCTAGACTTTATGCATTTAGAGCAATAAGTTTCGGTATTGTACCTGCTTAAAAATCCTGGACACCCCTTGCATTTTCTTGGAGCACCATTTTGAATAGCTTTTTTTTCGTAATACTTTTGCATAATTCTTTTATTTGTTGCAATCCTGCAACACTCATCAGAACAATATTTTTGATTATGTGTCTTGGGAGTAAAATCTTTAGGACATTCAGAATTAAAACATTTCATTACTTGAAGACTTTCATTAAATCAATTTCAACTGTTCCAGGATTAGATCCTTTTTCCCAGCATGCTTTTTTTACTGGACAATACGTGCAAGGAAGCTTGTACTTGGTTGCCCCTTCAGGACGCTTTGGTAAATCTCCTTCTTTGAAATTATCCCAAACATCTCTCATCCATTGAAAAGCATTTTCAATTATTTCTTTGTTTTTATCATTCATTGAAATTGGAATAATTAGTATCTCTTGAGTGTTTTTGTTTTCATAAAGGAAGAAACCTTCTTTGGCATTCTTTAATTTCATATACGTTAATAGCTGAAGCATGTGGTTTGGGGAAGACTTCATTTCAGCCTGTCTTGTATCCCAAACCTCCTGTTTAGCTGTTTTAATTTCACCAATGACTGTTTCACCGTCATATTCCATAATTAAATCTATAAAGCCTCTAATAGGGGGATACTCGTTTACGATCTCTTCTTCTTCCGCTTTCCACTCAGGCATAGTCTTAATAAGACTCTGTAGTCTTTCGTGAGCCTGTGTGCCCTGAGCCATGTTTGCCACCGCAACAGCATCATTCTCATCAATAAAGACCGCCCCAGTAAATGCCATATACCAGTATCTTGGACATGTACCATGCCCGTAACCCAATAAGCTTGGACTAAAAGACTTCTTTGTAGTGTCTCCATCTGGACGTTTTGTATTTCTATAAGATTCGTCGAGAAGCTGGGCAAACTTTTCTGGGTCAAAGAAATTCCCAGCATGCTTTTTAAATTTAAGGTTTTTTACAATATCTCTAGCCATTGTTTGGCACCCACATTTTTTCTTTTCCTTTATTGTGATATCTAGCCATAACAAACAATAAGTCTGATAGACGATTTAAATACTTAGCAATGTTTGGATTTACGTTTTCTATCTTCCAAACTTCACGCTCTGCCCTTCTTACAACAGTCCTTGCATTGTGCAGTGGTCCTGTTGGTAAAACAAAAGATCTTAAAGGTTCTAGATATTCATTATAGTCATCAATTACATTTTCTAAATATGTTACTCTGTTTTCAGATATTGTTATTGTTGAAGCACCTGCAAGCTCTGCGCCAAGATCAAATAAGTCGCTCTGAACTCTTTCAATAATATCATTATACTCATCGGTTGCCATTCCAATAGCAGAGTTGGCCTCATCTACAGCACCTATCGCTTCCATTATAGGGCTAGTCTTAGACACCCTTTCGTTATTAGCGTTAGAGGTTTGCCCATCATCGCCAGTTTTAGTATAAATTTTACTTAGTATTACCATCAGTGACCCCTTAAAGAACGCCAAACATCTACTGCAATTTCATTAACTACAGATAAAGCAAAAACTGTTATAAAAAGCTGAGCAATAATTAATATTGGAAAAGATTTATTCTTAACCTTTTCTTCTAATAATTCTACGGCCATCTTACTTCTCCTTTAGTAGAAAATACTAGGCCAAGGTGGTCTCCTGGTTCGACAAAAGTTTCATTAATTCCCTTTTGTGCCCAGCCCCATTCATTTCTTGGAAATGGCAAGGCCTGATTCTTTTTTACTAACACGGCCCAATATGCATTTTCTGGTGGCATGTCTTGGCATTTTTCAACACTGTTGTTGGGAAAATTATTTACTCTGCAGACAACAGCATTTCCATACTTTACTGTTCCCTCTATATTATACCCATGTGTCTTTAATAGATCTAAAGAATTAACTTTACCACTGGCACTGACGCATTTCTTTTCTACTGTAGAATTATTTCCGTAGTCTACGTATAGATTAATGCACTCTGGTTGATTAGAATTTAAAACAAACAATCCTATTGCTGAACCAATAAAAATAAACACCAGCATAATTCTTTTTTGAATCATTAGTTATACCTAACCACATACTTAAGTGCATCTACGAGTTTGTCTATGGACTCCTTTACCGAATAGTAAATATTTTTCTTATTATTATTAACCGTTCCAGCTTTGTCCTTAGCAATTGTAGAATATACAGAAGCAAGCACGGCAAACTTGGTGGACATTGCTTGAAGTTCCATAATTAAATGCGGGGCTTTTGCAGAAGGAACATCAGGATTCATTAGAAGCTTTACAACGATAGCCAAAGCTTTGTCTAGGTGCTCATCATGCATAAACTCATGCAGATCATTAAACTCTGTGATATCGCTAATAAGCTGTAGTGTATTTTTATCTTCCATTATTTTTTATCCTTTTGTCTATTTGATCTATAAATAACCCAAGCGGGTATCCAATTGATAGACCCGCCATCAATCCTAGTAAAAATATTTTCATTTAATTTTCCTGTTCATTTTCATAGTTCACGTTTAAAATTATTTTATCTACTTCATGTTTACCAATTATTTTGCCTGTATGATCAATTCCCTTTTTATACATTCTGGGCCTAATGCCTTCAGAATTTTTTTCTTTTAAATAGCTCATGTATTCTTCACTATCTTGAATTTTTTCAAATGGCCATTTAGAATTCTTAATATTAAAAATTGAGCCCTGGATTGATCCAATCGATATTGGAAGTACACATGCTATATTTGTTCCAGCTGGAACAAAATATTCTTTGTTGGGAGTATCAAGTTTCCAAACAATAGTAAATGTACCAGTAAATACTGATGTAGACAATATTGTACTTAAAACTTGTGCTCCATCTAAATATTCATTTGGAACTGGCATTGTGAGCATACTAGTGTTTTCATCAGTTTTAAATATTAAATTGGTGGCAAAGCTTGCCGTTCCTTCTCCTCTACCAACCCAAATATTTTCTTTACCAATAATACCAACTGCTCCGTCATCTTTAGAGCCATCCCAAATAAAAGATATGTCGTGTTCAAAATAAATACCATATCCAAAAGTATTTGCCATTGCTATTGGGTAGCAGTTATAAACATATGAATGCATCCATTCTCTTTGAAGTTCTAGTGGTCTAATTTTTGCTGTCGGAAAAGATATGTCATCTATATAAACATCTACATTATGCATTATTATCCTCCCAGCATTTAATTAATTCTTCTAAAATTGCCCACTCTATTATACCAAGTCGCACCTTGCTTTCTTTACCTATAATAATTTTTAAGGCTGGATGCATATCTCTATTTACTTTAAATGTATCTGTACAGATCTTAGACCAAACCTCTTTATTCAATGTAAATGTAGATCCCGCCTCCTTATAATCAACTAAAAATTGATTCCACCTAGCATCACCCTTTTGGTAATCTCCTCGCCCGCTATTTTTTTGTGCTTTAGCATTATCTCTTTTTACTTCGGCTCTTTCAGACATTTACTAGCCTTTAACTTCTATAAGGTTAGATGGGATAGACAGCTTTATGGTTTGTAAATCTTTTTCTACATAAGATTCTTCTGTATTAACATTATTTAAATTGTCTTGTCCAATTGTTATGTTGTATTGTTTTTTCCACTCAATTTCGTCTTTAACATCAGAATCAATAAACGCTCTTAAAAAATACCTATCTGATTTACTAAATGGCTTTACTCCGTGATAGAATGGTTCTGTTGACGGCATTATAACGGCATCTCCAGGCATAGGCTTATACATGTATGTATTATTTGATATAGAATCGTATACACAAATTTCCCCTCCGTCATAACTATTATTTAAATAAAAATTAACAGTGGCAACGTGCCTCTTTGTTTTTGTTTCCCCAGGTACTGGCAATTCATCTACATGGTATTCCATGATTAATCCAGAAGGGTTTACCTTTCCTTGAAAATCTACGTCATATCTAAAAAAATCAATCCAGTATTTTTTATCTGTATCTTTTAGCGATTCCCAATCTTTTATAAATGAAGGCCATATTCCATTTTCTTTTCCAAACTCATTAAGATAGTCTTCTCTAATGAAATTCATACACTTATTTATTTCTAATATATATTGTTTTTCTAAATTAAGAAATGTATCGGTTCCAGGGTCTATAGTATTTAAAAGACTAAAGTCTGCGTCTCTTCTAAATCCTTGACCATACCATTCCCTCCATTCATTAAAGAACGAAATTTTTCTACTATCCTGCAGCAATTCAATTATCTCTTTGCTGTTTTTAAATATGTTTTTATATATTACAATTTGTGGGGCCACTACAATTTTTTTAATATCTGAAAAGTCAGTAGTCATTTATCCAACCTTAACTTCGTTTAAGTGGCCATCTGGACATTCCCAAGACAATACCATAGACTCTGGATCCCAAAATGCTTCACCTGCATCCTTATCACATTTTGAGCATGGCTTAACCCCAAGTATTGATTCTAGATTTTTTTTACTAATAACACGAGGACTGTTAATAAACTCATTAAGATTTGGCATTGATTTCCTCAATCAAAGAGCCAGCAACTTTTGGGTTATCTCTAAGGTATGCTACTGCCTTAGCCCTACCCTGAAAACGTTCTTTATTAATTGTGTACCATGCTCCACCTTTTTCTACTAAACCGTACATTTCTGCAACATCTAGCGTCTCACCAATACGATCAACTCCTAAAGATTCTCCTTGGTAGTAAAAATCGTATTGTCCTGAAAGGTTAGGGGGGCCGAGCTTGTTGTAATCAATAACCCAATTGACTGGTCTTCCGACACGCTGTTCAATAATTTTGTCCCCAACTTGAACGCCAGCCTTGATAGCATTAGCTTCAGCTTCTGAAGACCAGAGCTTGATAACGGTACTAGAGAAAAATTTAACTGCCATTCCTCCTGTTGGGATGTGTGAAGCATGCATTGACCCAAACTGATTTCTTTGTTGGGAGATAAGAACAAGTAGTGTGTTTTTGTTTGCATAGTTTAACATTTTGACTGCGTGAGTCATATCCTTTGCTTCTGCGCCGATTTGCTTTGTGTCTTGCAAATCTTTCATTTCGTTTCCATCTTTTTCAAAATATATGCCAGGAAGCAAAGCAGAGATGGAGTCAACAACAATTACATCTACGCCAGCTTCCATTAGCTTTACGCCAACGTCTACCATATCGTTTACTGTTTTAGCTTGAGAATAAATAAGGGAAGATGAATCTACTCCCAGTTGCTCTGCCCAAGATTGATCATAAGATGCTTCTGCATCAATCCATGCACAAGTTTTGCCTTCTTGTTGTGCTAATGCTATCATCTGTAAGCAGAAAGAAGATTTACCAGCAGACTTATTGCCCCAAACTAATATTTGTCTTCCATATCCTAAGCCACCCTTTAAGGCAACATTTAATCCTATGCTAGGAGTTAATTGTTTATGAACTTGAACATTTTGTGCAGATTGAACTCTTGCACGTGTTTTTGGGTCTAGCTTTGCCATTATATCTTCTAGGGAAATAGTCATTTGTATTCTTTCTTCTCTCTACTAGTATACCATTTAAATGGGGCGCTGTGAAGCCTATACAATTAATCTTTTTGTTTAAGTTTAAATGTAAATGTTTGATCGCCCTCATTGTAATCTACTTGCAATTCTTTGTCTTCATTGGCTGCCTTTAAAAAATTTTCAACTGGTAGAGAAATTTCTCCAAGACTTTCAATTGCAGCAACAAGTATTTTAGCAATGTTTAGCTGTGCGTAAATATCTTCTATTTTTGCATCACTCATTTGATTTCCTTTACATTCATAGTTCCATCGTCTAATTTTGATAGAACAACCCTACACTTCATTCCCTCACGCATTTTTGCAAGGGTCATTTTGTACATAGCTGGAAAAGCAATTGCTCTTGTCAACTCCTTATTTCTATTTGACAACACTATATGGCTCATAGTTTTGCCTGCCTTTGTTACATATGGGGTAAAGTTTACAACTATATATTCGTCTTCTTCAAGATCATACTCTTTTCGGTACAAATAGTCAACAAACATATCGTTTGATGAAGGGTCTATATCCGAAACCTTTATATACCTTGCTATTCTATTGTCTCCAACGAGGATGAAATACATCTGACCTACTTCAATTTGTGTCTGCTCATTATGAAAGAGTCCTATTGAACCAGTCTCATCTACAATCTCTACTCTTGCCCAGCCTGTTCCACGTTTAATTCCCTTTACCATTCCGAACATAACAAACGAGCCTAGGTCATCAAACTCTTCAATTGGTCTAGCCTGAGCTTTAACTCTTGGGGGAATACCTTCTAAATTAAATGTTGGTATGTTTAGATACTCATAGTAATTATCTTTTTCATTTCCACTTCTAGGATTATCTTTGAATGCTGCGGCACCAATTGCATTAAGTGAACTAATTGCTCTACTATTTATACCGCTTCCTTTAGCAGAAGCAATAGAAATAAAATGATTGTAGTCAATATAAGGTCTGCTGTCAATAATTTTATTTGCAATGTTGTCAGATATAAACTTAATTTCAGATAATCCAAATCGGATTGCATTTTCTTGAAGTGAAAAATCAAGACCTGACTCGTTAATATGAGGCAGTAGCACCTTTAGTCCTAGACGTTTAGCCTCAATTAAATACTCCGTCCTAGCATCTTTATCATTTTCGTTTTTAAGAATTGAAAACATGAACTCAAGCGGATAATAAAACTTAAGCCAAGCAGTATAATAACTGAGCATAGAATAAGCAACGGCATGGGAACGATTAAAAGAATAACCAGCATGCGCTTCAAAATCGTGCCAGAGCGCCTCTGCCTTTTTCTTAGTAATGTGTTTTGAAGCCCCAATAACAAACCTATCTTTGAACTGGTCAAATTCTTTTGCATCTTTTTTCTTTCCAATAATCTTGCGGACCTTATCAGCCTCTGCCCAAGTCATACCGCCCAAGTGTACGCATGCCTGCATAACTTGCTCTTGATATATAATAACACCATAAGTGTTCTCGGTAAAAGGTTTCATTATAGTATGCATATAATCTACAGCCTCATTCCCGTGTTTACGCTTAATGTATGCAGCACCAACTGTATTCATGGCTCCTGGCCTCACAAGTGCATTGGATGCAACTAGATCCTCAAACTTATCTGTTCCCATTTTAATAAGAAGGTTAGTGTATGGTGTTGCTTCAGCTTGGAATACGCCCTTAGTAAATCCTTCGCTAAGCATTTTATAAACTTCTGGATCATCAAGCGTCATAGACGATAATATTATATCTTTGCCTGTCCTAGATTTAATTGATTTAAGGGTATCAGAAATTACAGATAAGGTCTTAAGCCCTAGTGCATCTAGTTTAATAAGACCTATATCTGCAACCGTATCCATATCGTATGCAACGACAGGAATTCTTCCCGACACTTTATCTTGTGCGTCTTCTCTCGATTCAACTGGTGCAAACTTTCTTAAATCATCTTTTGCTACAACTACTCCAGCAGCATGTACGCCAACAGATCTAATTCTTCCACGCAATCTATCTGCAAGCCAAACTACTTCTGGATATTTAGCTCTAAATTCTTTTGTATTTGGAGAAGAAATAAAATCTTCAAAAGTATCAATTGATTTCATTGCACGATTAACCTCTTGAAGCGGAACCATAAAAATTCTTGCTGCGTCTCTAATTACACCTTTATCTTTAAAATAAGTGTATGTGGAAATAGATGCTACATGTTTGAATTTTTTCTTTAAATATTCTTTTACTTCTTTACGACGACGGTCTTCGAAGTCTGTGTCAATATCTGGAAAGTCGTTACGTTCTGGATTAATAAATCTAAAAAATAGCAAGTCATATTCAATTGGGTCTACATCTGTAATGCCAAGCGCATAGCAGACCAACGAGCCTGCGGCAGAGCCACGACCTGGGCCAACCATAATATTATTTTCTTTTGCCCAGTTAATCATATCTGCCACAACTAAGAAATACGAGGCAAAGTTCTTAGATTTAATTATCTCTAACTCTTCAATAAGTCTCTGGTCATATACGTCATTGCCTAGCCAGCTCTCTCTGAGGCGTAGCCTTTCTAGGCCTTCAAAAGCCATATCAGACAGTTTTTGGTCGGCATCTGTTTTAGGAACTGGAAGAAGGTCTAGCCCTTGATTAAAGTCATATTCGCCAATCTTCTTTTCAATTTCTATTGTATTTTCGTAAATGTCTGTACGAGTAATTCCAGCTTTATTAAAGTCTGCCTCAATCTCTTCTCTAGACTGAATAAACAAGTTGTAGTCTTGGAAAGAAATTCTACGGTCTGGGTATAGATAATTAAATCTCTCCATCATATCTTTAATATTACGTGACATCTCAAAGTCCGAGTCTTTGTCAATTTTAGGAGATGTAGATAGGATCAGCAATGCTTCCTCTAGTATTCTATCTTCTTCTTTAGCAAAGTGGGCGTCTCCTGTTGCCACCGCCTTAATGTTTAGATTGTCTGCTAATTCTAAAAGGGCAGAGTTGATCTCCACAGGGTTGTGTGATTGCACTTCCACGTAAAAATCTTGTCCAAAAGTTTGTTTAAAGCCCTTGAGAAGAAGTTCTGCTTCCTCCATGTTACCCTTATCGATAGCCTTACTAATGAGTCCATTAAGACATCCGCTGAGAACGATAATGCCTTCGCTATATAGATCTAATATTTCTCTGTCAATTCTTGGCTTATGATAAAAACCTTCATTCCAAGCAAGCTCCTGAAGGATATTAATATTCTCCAACCCCTTTTTATTTTTCGCTAGCAAAATAATGTGGTTGTAGGCTTGAATAGATTTATCGGTTTTAGATGATCTATCAAATCTATCGGTTGGAGATATGTACGCCTCAACACCAAGAATTGGCTTAATGCCAGTTTCCTTTGCGGCAATTTGCATATCTCTGTGTGAAGAGAGAGTGCCATGGTCTGTAATTGCAATCGCAGTTTGCCCAGCATCCAACGCTGCTTGGCATAATTCTTTAGGTGAATTTAGTCCATCCATTAATGAATAATAAGAATGAACATGTAAGTGTGTAAAACTCATTAATATCCGCCCATGCATTCATTCCTTGTATGATAAAGTCTTGTCTTAATCATAGTTTTTTTGTTTGGTGCATAAAGCTCTTTCCCACAACATGCAGATTTTAAATTCCATTCTCTTGCAAAGAAGTCGTACCACATACCCTTATAGTTTTTATATTTATTAGCAACAAATGTCTCAAACGGATCTGGGATTTCATATGTAGGCATAATGTTATTTTACTAAATAAAGCAGGGGCAGTCAATAGACTGCCCCTGACTATAAATAGTTACCAGACTAAATTGCTGTCTGAGTCTGAAGCAGTAGGAGCTTCATGGCTTCCGCCTTCTCCGTTAAAAAATCCTTCTTGCTCTGTATAAGGCAAATCTCGAATTGCTGTTGTCTCCAAGTCGTACAATTCAAGTGCTGAGGAATCAAAAGGTGCCTCATCTTTAGCCAAAGGAATGATTGTGTAGCTTGTATCTGTCTTTGTTCCTGTGCGCTTAATGCGCCACATTAGATTGCTGATAGAACCCATTTCGCCAGCGTACTCAATAAGAGTTGGCGTAATTGTTTTACCACTCGAACCTTGAGAAAGAATTGCTACGTATGGCTCTTCTTTGCCATCATCAATTAATACGTTCATGTAAAGTCGTGAACGACCTTTCCATCCCGCCTTATAATCTTTACGGTGTTGTTCGCAACCGTAGCACTTGCCTTGATCTTCCATTGAACATAGTGCCTTGCGCTTGTAGTCTTTAGGGTTAGTATGCTCTACGGCAATAAAACCCAAACCATTTTTTTCGTTGTACATTGGTGAGTCAGGATCTAGTTCTTGCAGGAAGCGAACTTTTACGCTTTCCGCATCTTCTAGCTTTGCCCAACGTGCTTTTGTTCCGTCACCTTCGCTGTATGAAGGCTTGTCCATAACTTGATTTAATCCTTTTAGACCTTTTACGATACCCATTGTATCTCCTTATTGTATAGTTGATGGTGTAAATCCATCTGTTTATTTAGTATATCATATCCATGAGCGATATTCAATATCTGATACGGATTTTTTTATGCATATTTTTATTTCTTCTTCAGTTAAATCACCAGCATCCTTAGCCTTATTTGGATATATCTCACGATATCCAAAAGAGGCCCAAGAAATATCTTTATTTCTAAGCTTACTAGAAATAGATTTGCCTAATTCCCTGCCAGCTTCATCTGCATCTGTCATAATTATTATCTTATTAAAATGTCTATTTAATAAAGATTGTTGCTCATTAGACAAAAATCCACCTAGGGTTGCCACGACATTGGGGAATCCCGCCTGATGAATTCTTATTGCATCAAAGTTTGACTCACAAACTATCACCTGGTCTCCTATTTTTTTTGCTCTATGAATGTTGAATAAAGTTTTGCTTTTTGGAAGGTTAGTGCTATTTTTAAAAGTCTTTCCCTCAATAGATCTACCAACTATTCCAATTGGAATTCCATCTGGACTATGAACTGGAGTAACAATCATATTCATTGCTGGTGAGTAACCAAGACCAAAGTGTTTCATAGACTCTACGCTAATACCTCTAGATTCTAAATAAGATCTAGCATTACCGTTACGAGCAAGATCGGAATGAAGTCTATCTAATGTTTCTTGTGAAAATTCTTCGAAGGCTGGTTTCTCTTCAAGCATATCTTCCATAATTTCATCAAAGTTATCTAACGCTTCTGTTTCTTTGGCTGCGATTAATCTTAAAGATTGAAAATCATTTTTATGCATAGTGCGTTTGATTAAATCAACTAAAGTGCCAGTCTCTCCGCAAGCAGGGTTGAAGCAAATAAATGCACCAGATGTTTGGCTTACGCTAAAGCTAGACGTATGTCTATTAGAATGAAATGGGCAGTAGCATAGAAAATCATTGCCTGTTGCGCCAACAATATTAAGTCCTATTTCAGCTAAGACTGATTTAATATGGCTTGGGGCGTAGTCCTTGGTATCAATTTGTTTTGAGTTGTACCCTCGAATTGCCATGCCTTCTTCCTTCCCACATATATCCCGTGGAGAGTCATTAAGAATCTCCATGTTTGTCCAGTAAACTCTATTGAGAAAGCTGGATCAATATCTAATACCCTTATATATCCTTTACCACGCATATCTTGTGTTAATAAGTTTTCGTACTGAGGCCTTAAACTTATAATTTGACTGTCGTCATTAAACTCTACGGCAATTTGAAATCTTTTAATTCTTTTGTGCGTCATTTGCAAACGGATTTTCGTAAATCTCTTTGACGATACCCCTGTTAATATCCCAATCTAAAAATACACCGAAGTCGTGTCCGTGTCTATTCTTTCTAGAAACAATTTCAATCATGTCTGTACCCTTGTACTTGTGAATAGCCATAGCCATATCTGCATCGTACTCAATTGCTTTTGACCAAGCAACTTGACTCATCATGGGTGGGTTATCTTGATCTGTAATATCGTCTGCTGTAGCAGCGGTAATATCAATAATAGGAATATTATTTCTTACTGCTAAGTTTTTAAACTCACGAGATATATTCATATTACGTTCTGTTGGAGCCTTGGAGTTATTATTATCTGTAAACAATTGATGATAGTCTAGGATAACAATATCTGGTTTGTGCTGGTCTATCTTTGCTTGAATAGCATTTGGTGTCACATTTCCAGAGCCCTCATTTGATACTAAGATAAACTTATTCTTGTCTACAAATTTCTTTCCCGACCAAGTTCTGAAATCGTCAATATTAATATCGCCCTTTGCAAAATCGCTAGCTTTAAATAAACCTGAGCCCAGCATTGTATAAATTCTGTCACGCATATTCTCTGGTGTCATTTCAAGAGAAACAATCATGGGCTTAAATCCCTGCTCCCATGCCTTGCAGGCAAGGTAGGATGTAAACCATGTCTTTCCTTTCCCTGGCCAGCCAATGGCCACTATAAGGTGTCCTGGAGCCATTCCAGTGGGGTATGCAAGGTCGATTGACTGGAACCCAGTCTTAATACCTGGAGAACCGCCCATCTGGGCTGTACGGGCCTTTAAAGCCTCTAAATGCTTAATGGCTTTATCTGCATCAGTTATATCTAGGTCACGGACATTATTTGTATATTTGTTTAAGCTAGAAAGCTGGGACTGAAGTTCGGCAATAACTCTAGAAGCAACATCTTCTTTTAGCATGGATCCGCCACGAATTAAAATACTCTTTAGTCTGCTAGACAAGAACTCATTCTTAAGGTTATCTAGATAATATGCAGTTTCTGCTGTTGCATTTAGGTCTGGCTCAAAGTCTTTAAATTTTTCTTGTAGGATTCCAATTTCTGGTATAGCCTTAAACTTATTATAATAAGACTTTAGACCATCCCAAACATCTCCATGAGAGGTAAATAGCTCATCGACATTTTCTGCCATAACAGTGCTTATATCTTTATTCTTACATATAGCAGAAATTAGTGTTGCTTCTGTATTCATAGCCCGCCTTCTTCCACCATCTTTTTAGTAGACTCTCGCAGTAGTCGGCGTGTCTCAATATCCTTTTGTAACTCTATTCTAGCATTTTCCATTTTATCAAAGTTATAATAAAAGAATTGTAACGGGTGTCCTGTTTTTTCTAGGCTAAAATAATAATTCAATAAGTCATTTGCCTTATGAAATCCTACGCTATCAATTACATCCTGCATGGCCCATTTTTCTCTAAACTTATTTAATACAGGAAGCCTGCCATATCTTTCTTTATAAAGATTTTGATAATTTGTTATAAGGATATATGGCTCTCTATTATTTGCCAATTTTCAGCTCTTCCTCTATTTCACCAATTTTTTGAATTAGCTTTTTTTCTACAAATCCGTAAACTCTTTCTGTAGCAATATCTACTGTTTCTCCAGAACGGGCATCATCTTCTATGCCAACATTTATCCTGATGCTTTCATAGTTACCAAGATTTCTAGTAAAAGAAAGATCAACCTTTACTCTTGTTGTCATTTGTGCTCCGCCTTCTTATGTCTAGTTAATGTATCGCTGGCAAATATCCCCCAGCGAACTTCTATATCTCTTTTACAAATATCGCAGGTAGCCATCCTACTTTTTTCCATCTTCTACCTTTTTTATTATAACAGGGCCGTTCTTGGAATTCCACTCCTCAACTTCTTTTTCTCTTTTACGTTTTTTGGAAGCGCCAGTCTCAAGTGTATATATTGGGTTGTAACTCATTACTCCGCCTTCCATACTGGTACAAAACCGTCTACGGTCTTAGTATACAATATAAAGCTGTGTTTGAGAAGAGCCAATAATTCTGCCTTAGACGGAACATTTTTGGAGTGACCTGCTTCTAATATATATTGATGTAAATCTAATATATCTTTGTCGCTAAACATATACTTATACCAAACATCTTCTGAGGCACTGCCTATTGGATAAATTTTTTGTGGAGACTTAATTTTTCCTTCTAGAATATACTCTTGTATTGTAACCCTATGTTTATTCAACATTGAGGCAACCTGAACAATACTATAAGCACTTCCCATATTTTTATCTACTTCTGAATATGGGTAAAGCATTCTTTTCTTATCTAAATACGACCAAGCAATCAATTGATCTTTAGCTCTAGATAAGCTAAGAGTCTTATGTATCTTCTCGTTTAAGAAGAAATACCGTACTTCTTTGAGTGATTTTCTTCTAGTGTCTCTAGCCATTTGCCCATCTTATTTGTATTTTTATTCATCATCCAGCGCTTGCCGCACATGATGCAAAACAATTCCATATGCATTTTTTGAGAGAATACTCTGTCTACAAAAACTCTCCCTCCGCATTTATTACACTTAATCATACTTGAAAGAGCTTTCCGTCCACTACGCAAGAATACTCTGGTGAAACATGGATCATGTTAATGTGAGGATATTTACCATTTTCTATATGAGCAATAGCAAATCCTTTTTGCCAGTCATGATGTTGAGTGTATTTCATTCCTGGACCTTTTTCATCACACATGTGACCAATCTCATACCCACGTAAAGTTTCTCCCTTGCCTTTATTTCTAAGCTCGTAAGTAACCATGTGTGAAGCGATCCTGTGAGAATGACCTCTAATTAAAGACACCTGCATATCTTCCATATCTTTTCTAACAGATCCTGTGGCTGCAATTGACATTCCGTGGTGAACATGGATATCTCCAAAACGGCGTTCTGGTAATTCGTTATAATAAATATAATCGTAGCCCAATGAATCTAAACTCCATAGAGCTTCTGGTGTTACATGCTTTGCATATTCAGGTATTTTTTTATCTAGATAATCAAAAATTCTAATATCGTGGTTTCCTAGTGCTGAGAATAGCTGTGCGTTTGGAAGCATTTTTCTTGTTCTTTCATAAAATTCTCTAGCGCCGCTTGCCTCAATCTTCATATCTTTTAGCATTAACTCTAAATCATTTGTCACGTCATCATTCTTATATGCCTTTAAAAATTCTGTCGGTTTGCCATCTGTATATTTACTATAACAGGCTTGATCGTCTGTGTCACCAAGGTAATCAACAACATCTGGTTTGAACCATTTCATAACTTTAAACCAAAGCTCGATCATCTTGTCATCCTGATATGGAAATTGCTGATCTGATGATAGCATCCACTTTAAATCGTTTGTCATTATTTACCTTAATGTTAATAGGCCATGAATATTCATGGCCTATAGTCTAAATCAAATTGTAGCATAGTGCTACATATTGTCAATACCTATGTAGTACTACAAGCAATCCATTGCACATATAGGCTTCCGCTTGCCGTAGCGCCTACGTTTTGCATTTGAATTGAAAATCCCTCAGCAGAAGCAACTGTTACTATTGGTTGAAATTTATTGGTTAATGCCCCAACAGCCGATGGCTGCCAAACTGTGCATACTATATTTGGCCTGGCACTAAATGGCTTTTTAAAACTTACTGGTGTTATTGTTTTTCCGTCTTTATTCGCAGTAATTTTTAATCTGCCAGACTCAATTTGTGTTTGAACACCCGCCCCAGGATCTTGTGTAGAGCTACCACTATCGTTAATACTATTTGACAAGTTATTTATTATATTAATATTAGACACAATGTTGGCCAATAACTCTGATGTTATTGGGTCGCCTGGATTTACAGGCATTGGTTGCAATTGTTCGGCCATTTTTACTCCTTTGGTTTTTCCTTTGGTGCTTCTAGTTCTTGAATTTTTATTGACAACTGAGTAATCTCGGCACGGAGAACAGCAATATTTGTCTCATATTGTGAGACAATTTCGCCAATACGTTGCTGCAATGCTGTTACAATTAGTTCTAATCTATTGTCCATTATATACCCTTCAGTGTATTTATTTCTTGTTGTAATGATTCTACCATATCTGACAATTCTTGTATAGCCTTGGTTAGTGGTGAAATAAATTGTTCATAAACCAAAGCCTGACTAGACTCTGGATCATCTTTATCGGCTAGCGTCCAAAAGGCTGCCGAGTCATATATACCTAATTGGTCTAAAGCTTCCTTTACTTCTTGAGCTACAAACCCATAATGATTTCTTACTCCTGGGTCATTTAAATTTGGCTCAGTTACTGGCTTATCAGAATTTTCATGTAGCACTTCTTTGCCGTCTTCATCTATAACTGGCTTAACGGATCTTGAATTCAGTTTGTATTTTCTTGGATTTAATTTTTTAATAAAATCTAAGCCTAGGTCTGAAACCTGTATGTTATTTTTATATCTATTATCTGAGCTTACGTTTGGACTATTTATTAAAAATATATTTCTCCATCTAAGGTTATAGGGGGAGCTTACAAAACCAAGTGATGCGTCATCGGTATAGTAGGGATACCAATTTGAAAGGGTTCCAGCTGATGAAGCGGACATCATGTTTATAGCATTTACTGCTAAAGCCTCAATTGATGTACCACTTCGTATAGACTTTGTTTTAAAATAATAAGAATCTCCTAATGATCCAACTGTAATCGTTGGGGTTGTAATAGATACAGATGCACCAATTGTTCCAGAAGTAATTTTATCTGCGTTGATATTAAATGCAGAAATAAAATCTGAAACAACTGCATTTGCAGAAACAGTTCCTGTTGTTATTTTACCGCCGTTTATTGTAGTTGTTGTAGCAGAGCTGTTAATGCTATTTACAATAGCGTCTCTATTGAAGCTTGTTGATGGTAGAGCGGCATCCGCCGTTGCCTTTGCGGCCTGAGCAGCAATTTTTGCGGTATTGGCATCTGATGCAGCAGTTGTTGCGGTGGTGGAAACCGTAGTTAACTGTGTAGATGTTGCGTATCCAGCAATACTTGATCCTAATCCAAAAACTGCACCAACTGCATATAGTGTGCCGTCTGCTCCTATTTTAAATTTAGCATTAGCATCAGGAGTATTATTACCTGCCCACATAAGAAATGAAGTTCCACCAGAAGTCTCTGTTCCTAAATAAACACTATTCTGTGCACTTGCGCCAACTTGTATTTTACCATTTCCTGTACTGTCTAATATAATATTGTTTTTAGAAAAAGTATTATCTCCTAATGCCCATCCAGCAATAGATCCACCATTGGCAGTTATTGTTCCAGTTGCAGCAGATATAGTTACAGACTTTGTGCCGTTAGCAACCTTTAATCCCGTTGAATTTAATGCAAATCCGTTGCCAGTTAGATTACCAGTAGTTGCATCAATTGTTCCGCTATATATAGATGCTCCAGTTGTAGACATAAATATATTACCGCTAAACTGCCCGCCTCTAGCCGTTATGTTACCATCTACCGCAAATGTAGAGCCGTCCCAAAGTAGGTAGTTGCTTGTAGACCCACCAACTTTAAGTCTGGCACTGTTTGTTGCATTAATATACCAATAGTTGCTGGCATCAAAATATAAACCTTTATTTGTTGCAACTGATCCCACCCCTACTCCGAATTCAAAATCTCCGCCCTTAATAAAATTTGTTACTGATGGAGTTCCAGTAACCGTAACATCTGGTCCAGATACATATGAAGAAGATGTATTATTATATTCATCATATGTGGCAACTGCTATTTTATAGGTTGATCCAATTACTAGTCCAGCAAGCTTATATGTTGTTCCAGTTCCTGGAGAATCAACATAAGAATAGGTGGCTCCGCTATCATTGCTAAATCTAATTCTATATCCTCTTATGCCTCCGCCTGTTACTGCTGGCCAAGATATGTTTGCGTAAGCATTGAATCCCAAGTATCCAGATGTATCAATTCCACTTTCAGCAGTCACGGAAGTTACGTTTGCTGGCCCAGTTGTATCTACAACAATTGGATCTATTGCTTTGAATGGGCCAAAAGAAACGCTTTTCTTCCTATAATCTTGATCTCGTGTATCAACACGTATCCATCTGTTTGCTGTATTTGAAACAAGTATGGTTGCAGAGTTTCCGTTTCCATTCCAAACTAAATATTCTTCTCCTGCAAATGCTCCAGTTAAACTTTCGTATATCTGTATATCAATAAGCCATTTGTTTGCAGCTAAAGCTTTATCTATTAAAGTCCAATTAACTCCATAAGAAAGAAGTGAAGGTGTTACAACAAGGTTGGTTACTGGCTGAGTTAAATCGGGAGTTTGTAGCGTAACTATAAAGTTGGGGGACCTGGTTCCAGGAATAAGGTTTGAGGCATTATTTGGATCAGAATATAAATATGCAAACGAAAATTGATATTGACCATTCATTACAACATTTAAGCCAGATTTTTTAACAGTAAATGCATCTGCAGTTTTTGTATTTGCTGCATTGGCTGCCTCTTCATTTGTTTTGCTTAAATCTGCTGGAAAATATTTTCCACTTATTGGATCATATCTACCTGGTGAATATTTATCAACCATTATAAGAATCCTAGATTTACTTTATATTCAATATCCATCTCTATGCCAAGAGGTTTTACTATGGGGGTAGAAAGAATAGATCTGCTAATTAAGCCATACTGGCTGTTATATCTGTCTTCATCATTTAATCTTAACCCATCTAATAAAACATTTGTAGCCCCTGAAACTTTAGCTTTAGCGCCTATTTCTATTATAGTAATTTTAGAAAAGTCTGTTGCTCCAGCAGATGAAAATGTAGAGTTAAATAAGCTAGATAACTTAAGTGATAAAATTTTATGTCCTATAGATGTTGTTGCTAAAAATCTTATTTCTTTATAGCTAGTTGGTGAGCTGTAAAATCTAACATAAATATAATCTAAGTTTAAATCTGATTGATAAAAAGCAAGTGAAATACTGTCTTCAACTCCATATCCAGCAAGATCAAAAACGGTATCCAGGCTATATGATTTTGATTGATTGCTTGCTGCGGTAATAGAAAAATATGAGGAACCTATTTTTGGAGTTGGTGTTGATACAGATATTGGTTGTGCGCCATCTGAATCTTTCCAGTCTGTTGTATTCTCAAAAGATGATATATATTTAGAAGAATAGTCTGTATTTTGCAAAAACCCTGAAGGGAAAATTCCAATTTCTGATATTATGCCCTCAACGTCTGTTGGCAATGTAGTCTTATAAACTACTGAATATGTTGTTACCCCACTTGCTGTATTTGTTTGTATGTCAGAACTTCCAAGAAAAACTCCTGATCGATAAAATTCAAATTGCATGTCTGAGTCATTTACAGTTGGGGCTTGCGATCCTATTCCTATTGCAATGTCTTTTTGATTGAAATTAAGTCCGCTTGCTAAATAAGATGTTATAAATCTTTTACCAAATTTTGTTATCATACTATCATTACTCCCTTTACAATCTCTCCAACACTATTTTTAACTTCAAAGGTGACTCTGAATAGCCTATTGTTATTCCCATCATAATATATTTCTGGGTCGGTTATTGTTTGGCCAGAAGAATATCTTTTCCCAGTTGTTCCAATTAAAACTATGTCCTCTAAATTTGGGGCATCCGAAGTATCTATTGGTTCATCTGGTGTGGTATCATCATCGTCATCTTCAATATCTTCATTATCGTCTGGAGATGAAGCAACATATGTTTTATCTACCCTATCAGTGTATATATTGACAAGATCATACTGATCTGTTTTTAATACTTTTCTTAGGGGTGAGTCTAAAGGCAGCTGGACTTTAACTCCACCAGCAACTTGCGACTTTCCTATTCTTGGTTTTTTTGTAGCCATATTAAGATTCTACCATTTCATTAAACATAAATCGACCTGCAGGTAAGTTTTGTAGATGGGGCTTGGCTATACCCCTGCTCAATATCCAAAACAATATATTTGCCAGCCGTTTGCCCAGTATCTTCAGTAGAATACACAAAGTTATTAGGATAAGATATTTCAACTACATCCCCTGTTTCAATAATAGGGTTTGGGAAAACATCTATCTGAATAACTGTTTGTTGTTTAGACCATTGAGTTCTCATCCATGTAGATAAAGCCTTCGCTTCTGATTCCTTTTGTATCCACATAGATTCAAATGCGACTTGCTCATCATTTTTGGTTGCAGATAGATCTGGGTCAAGGTACTCAAATGGGTCCAGGGGAGCTATTGTTTCTCCTACTACAATAAAGCTTTTTTGACCGCCGTCTGCTAAATCAACAAATGCTCCAGTGTTATTTAAAATATAAGCATCAATTCCAAATGAGTTTGCGTCGTACCCAAGTAGCGTTACGTTGGGATTTAATATTATTTGAGGGTATTTAACAAAACCTGGTCTTGTTGCATACCTAGTTGATATTTTTTTAATTTCTCTAGCTACTGGCCCAAATTCTTTTATCCATGGACTTGATAAAGTGGAGGCAGATCCAATAGCAATAAAGTCTCCAAACACATTTTTTAATTCTGTGGCAGAACCAACGTATGATCCATAATTGTCATAAGAATAAGATCCAGTAAAATCTTCTTTCTTTAATGAAGCTACATATGCGTAGTCAAATGATGATTCACCTTGTATGCCGATTAATGCAATTTTGTTGCCCATTGTTGTGGCTTCAGAATCAGTTGCTGTTATTACGGCATTGTTAAATTTAATTTTAAATATTCTTTGGCCTGTTGTTGCTTGAGAAACTCTTACGTCTACTCTGTAAAACTCTCCTCCAGATACTCCAGTAATTGATGCCTCTTCTGTCTTTTGAGTATCAGAAACTGGTGTCTCTACTCCGTTAACTATTTTAAATAACTGTACATCTCTATAATTTAATCCTTTGTTTGCTACGTTTTGAGAAGTCCCAATTTTTAAAATATAGCCGTTTAAGTTATTGGCGTCAAGACCAATACCAAGTCCAGCAGAAACAAACTGTTCTCCAGTAGTTCTTCCATTACTACCTTTAGCAAGCTTAAAGAATAAAGCTGTTCCAATTGAAAAATATTTCTGTGATGTAAAATTAACGTCTGGACTAATTGAAGCGCAATAGTATTCTTTAGATGCCGTAGGTGCAACTATTGTAAGAAGGGATCTAGAAATTGAAACACCAGATCCATCTGTTTGTCTTAATGAGAATACTGATTGGTCTGCAACATTTGTTTTTGCAGACAAGTTTAGTTTAGATCCTGACCATTCTGATTTTAGATCATCAATATTTACCAGGTGGGTCTCTCCTACACCTATACCTTTGCCAGTTGCATTAAATGCATTTCTTTCTTTAATTCTATATCTTAGCGTAGGCTTGAATGAATTAATCTTGCTTTCCCCAAGAAACTTTGCAATGTCTGAATCTGACGTTATCCATTTTTTTGTAACTGTATTAGGAGATGAAAGCGGCTCATATTGAAATTCAATTGCATCGTATTCAATTATTTCATTATTGATTAAAAAATATCCAGCCTTATTATAAAAAGATGTATCTGCTAAATCACTATAAACGCTAATAGGAGATAGCGAAACAACGCCTTTTGGTGCGTCTGTTTCAATTTGGGCGGTTGATAATAATGTTGTTTGTAGTGCGGCTGCACCGATAGCGGCTGGCGGAGAAACATAAAGGTTGTCTGATGAGCCTTGATAGTTTGTACTAATAATTGGAGTATATATCACTTTTACTGCTTTGACAGAAGGGACTGTTTCTTTAGTGAAAGATATAATATTCGGGATGTTTACTCCCTTAGTTTCACTTCTAAATTTAAAACTAGATGTTCTTAATTTATCAAATAAATAGTCTCTAGGATAGAATTGAAGAATATCATTGTTATCAAATGTTGCTATCATTTGAGTATCTCTGCATAGATCCTGTATGTGTTGCCATACTGTTTTTGTATCTTCTGTAAACCAATACAAAGGAACTATAGTTGCAGAGTCAACTTTATTTACATCCCCTTTACCATATGTATTAAAATTATATCCAGTAAACCCTACGCTATCTAAAAGCCTTCTAATAATTGCTTGTGATGGAGCATTTTGAATTACAATATCTGGGGCTAGTATTTCTTGTAAAAACTTTGCTCCGTCTAGTCCCTGAATATCAATATCTCCAAATTCTGACAAAGTGAAGGAATCTATGTAAAATATTCCTTGTGGAATAACATCGTCTCCTATTTTATTAAATGGAATCACCTTTACGTTCTTGTACAAATTTATATTATCTTTATTGAATGCCATTGTTTTGTCATACTCAATGCCTTTTTTATCATACCCCTCTAGTGACATTGATAGAGCATTTGATGTTACTGATCCAACTGGAACAATGCCAGATGAATCATCTGATGAAGTTTTTGAAATTTGAAAAGAAACTAATCTATTTGATACGTCTTGAATATATCTAGCACCAACTTCTATAACTCCAAGATAGGAGTTTGCAACGCTAATTGTATTTACAGATACAATTATTTTTTTAATATTTAATGGAGCAGTAGGCGTTGTAAATTTTGTAGTGGACCAGGAGGATCCATTGTAGTAAAGTTGGAACACTCCATTATCTGGCACAACTCCATTTGTAGATATTGTGGTTTCAGTACCAGCGTGATCTTGTATTTTAATAGACCACGTAGATGGCTTAGAGTAAGAAGTTTCAAATTTAACAAGTATGGTATTGGCAACAGCAGTTTTTGATATAGGATAATCTACAGTAAAACTAAAATTACTTAATGCTGTGCCGCCAGACTTGGGTGAAACCCAAAATTTGTATTGATTTTTAGGGCTAGAAAAATAAGTTCTTACTGGAAGATCTGAAGAAACGTTATACTTTGGTATGCTATTTATAACATTTGGGTTTAATATAAAATAATTAATTCCTGCTGCCGAAGGTCTTCTTGGGTCTATTATGCTGGTTAATGGAAATAGCTTTTTAAATGGCTGGTATGTTTTACCAGTAATTGGATCTGTTTGAGTTGCAGTTTCAGCTGGTGTAGCCGTAACCGCTGCATTTAAAATTAAATCGTTCATATTATATTCTAGCCAGCATCCGCCTGACATTGAATATGAAGCAGATGTATTAAGTTTATCTAGAGTTGTTTGGCTTACTGATTGCATTATACTTCTTCCAGTGAAATACTTACATCCCAAAATGCCTGTGCTGTATCCGCCGCTTTTTCCTTTACATTTCTTTTAATCATATTAAATGAGCATGAGGTAAAACTTGCGGCAAAATCTTCGGTTCTGGCTGAGTTATATGCTATTCTTACATTAAATGTTCCTTGGCCTTTGGCGCTTAAATAAAATGCTTTAATGTCTTCCGCTCCCCAGCCTGTATCTACGGTCATAGTGGAATATGACGGAACCATGCTCCAGGAGGTGGATATGTTCTTCTTATCGGCTATAAACAGCTTTCTAAGGCTTCCATTGGCCATTCTAGAGGTCTGCTCAAAGCGTTGTACATCTACAGATATTGGGGACCTATTATGCTCAGTTAATTTTTGCCAGACGCCAAGAGCATCTTGTATAAACAATGCTGAACCTACTGGTAAAGTTAAAGCTGCCATTATATATTCTTCCCCTGTCCAATCATTTTAACATTAACTTTAGCCTTTTGTCCAATAACAATTTCAGCTTTTTTGACAATCATATTTGACAATGCCTCGACATCCATTCCCTCAGATGCGTAGATATTTTGATTTACTACATATGATGCACTTGAAGATCTTTGTTGCATAGGCTCAAATCTTTTTGCAGCTTCTTTTAAGTCATACCTTGGTGATGCAAAAGGAACTTTTGCCATGTTAGGAATAACCATATTTCCGAATACCATTTCTGGCCCACGGTCTCCAACAATTGTTGGTATTTTTGGATTTAAATTCATAGTTCCAAACCCAGCTTTTGTCACACCCCAGTCAGAGTTATACCCGCCAACAGGACGGGAAGATATTTTCCATTTTACTCCATCTTTATCTAAAAATGTTGTTCCTAATACCTGTTCTCCCGAAGAAATTCCAGCAGCTGAAAGGGCGCCAGCTCCAACTTTATTAGCAGAATATCCAGATTCCTTTATCGCATAAGAAATTTTTTTCAGTTTTTTGGAATCTTCTTTATTTTGAATTGCGTCTACAATATCTTTAAGAGATGCTCCACCCTTAATGCTATTTGCAAGTGCATCGTTAACGGCAGAACCTGCTCCTGCTTTTGCTAATATTGATAATGCGTTTGCTTGTGGAGAAACTGCAACTTTTTTACTTACTACTTGCCCACCTTCATAATTTTGAAAATCCAGATACCTTGGCATCTTTTCGCCAGTAGCCGCTTCTACTGCAGCAACGAATCCAGCTGCTGCTTCTTTATTTGTTTTAACATATTCTTCTACTGATTTACCAGCTGCTTCAGCATTGCCATAAAGTGCGGTCATGGAATTATTAACTTTATCTATTGCCGCAACAGACTCTTCTTGCTTTTTACGATATGACTCTAAACTTTCTCCAGCTAGCGCTGCACTGTCGGCAGCCTTTTGTTGATTTTTAGCCATAGCTTCAATAGCAGCTTTGAGAGGTGCATTTGCAAGTTCATTTGCCTTATCAATAGCTTTTGATTGTGACTCTGTTTGTTGCTGACTTGTCAATGACTCCAAATCAAGTCTAAGTTCTTGAGATTTTTGTGTGTCTCCAGTTGCTTCAGCATTAAGCATTGCAATTCTGGTCTTTTCAATTTGTCTTCCAAGGTCGGCATCTGCTTGTGCTGCAGACAATGCTTTCTTTCTAGCTTCCGCCAATTTATTATTTGCTTCAATCTGCTTGTTAAGTGAAGACAGCCTCTCTCTATCAGATATTTGCTCTGAAACTTTTTGTCCTTTTAACGCTTGTGTGTAAGACTTAATTTTGTCTTCTAGCTTACCAAGTGCAGTGTATTGCTTTTCTAGAAGCCCGCCTTTGGCTGAATTTGTTGCTACTACAGATGTAGATATTGCAGCGAAAGCATCGGCAATTAATTGGGTTTGCTCGGCGTTTAATTTATTAAGGTCTCCAGTAAATCCTTGTGCTTGCAATCTAATTTTTTGCCATACGCTTACAACTGTATCAGATCCATTAATCATTTTTCTAATTCCTGGATTTATTTCTTCCATTGCACTAATTGTTCCTTCATCAATTACTGTTCCAGCTTCTTTTGAATTATTTATTTGATCAATCACTATTTTTTCAGCTTCTGCAAAACTTAGTGATTTTACTTTACCAGTCAAGTCTTTCGCCACAAGTCTTTCTCTTTTTTCAATTAAATCATTAATTGCAGTTTCAGTTGCTGTAAGGGCTGTATTTAATTGGGCGGCTTTTTCTTTATTGCCCTGAGTTTTAGTGTCTTCTCCAAAGCTAGTTACTGCAGAAACAGCAGCAGATTGGGGATCTGTAATTGCCTTAAAGTCTGCATTGCCAAGTGTTGCAGTGATTGACTGATCTTTTTTATTTGAAAGCTGAAGCATTGTATATATTTTTTTAGTTGCTTCTTCAGCAGACATACCAGCGGCAACTAACTGTTCTTTAATTCTGCTAACTGCGTCTGGAACCTTAGTTGAAGGCTGGCGGTTTAATATATCAATTTGCTCACCAAATGTTTCTTTAACTTCAACCTTTAATTTCGTGTATTCTGCAGTAGTCATTTGGAATGGCGTTCCGCCGTCTTTCATACTTTCATAAACTAACTTATTTGCATCAGCCATATCTTTTGCATTTTGAATAGTATCCTTAATCCTTGCGCCAAAATCTGTAAACCTAAGTCCAGCTTTTTTAGCTGCTTCTGCAGTCAAACCAAACGAAGCTATATTAAGATCTTGTCCTTCTTTATAATGCTTCCACATTTTGTATCCAGCAATACCTGCTGCTGTTACCGCTGCTAATGGTGCAACTAAACCTGCAGCAGCGGCTGCGGTTGCGCCAAATCCTGCGGAAGCTAATCCTGCTGTTGCTGCACTTGCTGCAGCACGTTTCCCAATCATTCCACCAATTTTTGGAAGAAGCATTTGGCCGCCCATCATTCCAGCCATGCTACCCATCATTGCGCCATTTTGACCGCCAAGCTTTCCACCTATTGCTCCACCTGCTGCCATTCCGCCCATCATTCCAACCATGTTTGCACCAGCGCCTTGACCAAATTCTGGATTTAATCCTTTTGTCTTTAAGTATTGTATTGGGTGCATGATTGCTGCTGTTGAGTATGCAGCATTAGTTCTAAATGAACTAGCCATTCTTTGGGCACGATCTTCTTTGCCACCTGGGAATGCTCCTGGTGCTCCAGCAATTAATATTTCAGAGCCACCACGTTTGTAAGACGAACCAATAGACTTGGCTGATGATGTTATGGAGTCTGCATATAATCTTGATCCGTCTACAAGTGATCTTATCGAATAAGATACCTGATCATTAATCATTCTTGTGCTTGTTACTAATTTATTTGAGCCTGCTTTAAGAGAAGAAGCAATTGATGAAAAAGCAGAGTCTATAGATGAGCCTGCTCCTGATAAGGGAAGTCTTAATCCTGGTGCGTAAGGGAAAGATCTTTGTCCCCCGTAAGATTTAGCTGCTTCAGCACGTGCTGCTTTTTCTGCAAGCTGTTCTGCACGTTTTGCTGGATTTCCACTAAGTCCATATGAGTCTTTACCGTATTTAATAACTCCGCCAACTTCATATCCAGGAATAATATTTCCGCTCTGAAGTGGTCTAAATATTTCTGGTCCTTTTTCTCCAACAACATAATTTTGTCCTGGAGATACTGGACCACCCATTTCTCTATTACCGCTAATATCAAATATTTTCTTTTTAAGTTCTGCTGTCATTGGAGTATTTTGTTTTGAATCCCAATTTAAATATTTATTTTTTAATATGTCTCTGTCTATTGGGGACAATTGTCTTAATACATTTCTATCTCCAATCAGATCTGAAGCTGCTGATCTAATAATTGAATCTAGTACATCTGGCTCAAGCCCGTGCTTTAAAGAACCAGTCTTTGCATCTTTAACATAACCGTATGGCTTTTCTTTTGCCATAGCTGCCGCAAACTTATCATAGAATAATTTTTGTGTATTTTTTCTTAATCCAGAATTTGCAAATAATGTTTCTGCCATTCCAATTGAAAGTGAGTTAACTCCCCATGGTGCTGACTCATACATACTTGGCTTAGGAGCTCCAGTTGGTCCAAATCCTGCACCAATTCTTCTCATGGCCAAACCCTTTAAGACATTGCCGATCATTCCTCCGCCACTAAATTTAGGCATCATGTGCGCTAATGCGGTAGGTTCTCCATTAATTTTTTCTATTCCATAATTACGATATGAGCCCATATACCTTGTACCATTGGCATCATTTGCTGCAATAAGTTTTTCTAAATCTGTTTTACCATATGGATTTAAAGCAGTCTCCGCTTGAATTCCTCTAGCAACTGGGTCAGTTGAATGGGCTCTTCTTTGTCCTGGAACATTTAAGCTTTCTAGATATTCTTTTCTTAAACGAAGCTCTTTAGCTACTGCAAGATATTCTTTGTGTTGTAGCCTTGACCATTCTGCTTCCCCAATTTTACCAGTACCAGACAAACCAGAAACCATGTTTGCTCTAGCACGATCAGTTAGTAATGCTATTTTGTCTGGAGGTACTTTATTTACTTGTAAAAATCTGGTAAGTGAAGGCAATGCCTGCTGAGATGATCCATGCATTAAATCGCTTACAATATCAGCCTTTTTAGCAGCACCATGAGAAAGAGCTGTATTGACACTTGCCCTTAATCTTCCGCCCCAATTTCCTACAAAATAATATTGTCTGCTTAATTCTCTAGATGATGATCTAAGAGCAGTTCCAAAAACACTTTCCTGATATGCTCTAGCTTCCGCACCAGACAAAGACATATCTCTGCCTCGAAGCATTTCCCTTGAAAGTTTTGGATTGCGTTTAAATAATTGTGATAAAATTTTAACCATTACTGCTGGATTTATTGCTCCATAATTAGATGTTGAAAGATTAATCTTTCCACCACCCATACGTCTTGGAAGTGGTCTTCCGTTATTTGCTGCATCTACTGCTGCTAATAATTCTGGATTGTCTTGAATTCCTGGACCAAATACTGTTTCTTTTGGTGTAAGCAAAGCAGTTATATTGCTACCGCTGTTATTATGAGTTGATGGTGCTGCTGCTACTAATTTAGCATTTGCTGGATCCATCGATGCCGCTTGATTTAATACATATCCACCCAATGGAATACTGCCCATTCTATCGTCATATGTAATAGATGCAGGACCGCTTACCCGAGTTTTGTTTTGACCAAAGTCTTCAATTTTTCCGCCAGCATTAAATCTAGGCTTTGTTGTTTGAATACTGTAACCAGCACCAGATGTTCTAACACCAAGACCACGTGCAATTGAATCTACCAGTTTAGAAGTTTCTGACTTATGGAAAAGCTCTTTCATGTTTGACTTGCCAGCTGCGCCTACTACTGGTTGAGATGTAAGCGGAACCATTCCCAAGTTTATGTTTCTTGCTTGAGCAGTAGCTACACCTTGCGCTGTTTGAGCTAGCATAACTTCTACTTGTGCATTTAATGCAAATATTTTAGCTCTAGCTGCCTCTACTGTAATTTTACCAGCTTGTAATTGCTTAACAATTAATGCTGTTTCGTCTGCTGCTAAAGAAGTTATCTTTGTCATTTGTGGAAGCAATGCTTGATATGAATCTGATAGTGATGCTGTTACTGTTCCAGTAGCAGCAATTTCAGTTTTAAGTAATGCTATTTCTGCTTTAGACTGCATTGCCAAAGCTGCGGTCATAGAATGCCACTTAGCGGCTTCTGCTGCAACTATTCCATTTGATACTCCGTTAACTGAAGTAACTCCAGGAATTCTTGGAAGGTCATCGTTCATGTATGTCTGTGGTGAATTTGAAAGTCTTAGGTTTACTGGCTTAGGTCCAGGAACTGTAGAGAATATTGTTTCGCTTGCTCTTTGTTCTGCAGTTTTTGATCCAGTTGGAATAACATGGGACATGTCTCTTGAATATGATTTGCCAACAAGAGGGTTATCTTTGTCTACAATTCTTCCCCCGCCTCGCATCACTGGGTTACCAGCTACGGTAGACATACTGTTGCTAGTTGCAACGGTAGATGACATTGCGCTTTGCTTTAGTTTTTCAAATGATGCTGCTAGTGTTAAAACTGCATCAGAAAACGTAGCTGCTGCTTTTGTGTCACTGTAGAATGATTGTTCTACATTTTTTGCAGCAGCCTCAGCTGCCATTAATTCTGGAGTTAATAACTTAAATCCTGTTCCACCCTTACCAATGTTTTTTAGGGCAAGTATTCCTTTAATGATATATCCAAAGAAGTTGGCAAGTACACCAGTTAACATAATAATAGGACCAGCAACTGCTGTAAGACTTCCAATAAATCCTAGTACAGCCTTAATTGGTGCTGGAAGGTTTCCAATAAACTTTAAAATTCCATCGATTGCATTTAATACAAATGCTCCAACTTTTAGGAATTGCTCTCCGACTACTGCAAGCTCTGCCTTTACTGATTCAAGTGCTCTTCTGTATTTACCAGATGCTGATTCTGTAAGTGCCTTTAATTCTCGTTCAGATATACTAGCAAGATCTTTCGTGCTAGCCTTCATTAAGTCTAATACTTGTAGGGTCTGGCTTCCTTCTTTCCCTAAGTTCTCAAATAATGCATTAATTCTTGCAAACTGAAACTTACCAAATAATTGTTCAATTGCTCTTGCTCTTTGTAGTGGTTCAAGTGAGTCTAGAGAATCCTTAAGTGCCATAATTGTTCCAGTTAAGTTGCCAGCATTTTTATCTACTATCCCAGCTAAATCAATTCCCAATCCCATAAACATTTCTTTTGCAACTTTTGTTGGGTTAATTACAGATGCTAATGCAGACTTTAATGCGTTGGCACCTTCTGATGCGTTAATTCCACCTTCACGCATTGCAGTTAAATAAAGTGCAAGATCTTCTACATCTCCGCCAAGTGCTTTTACTACTGGGCCAGCTTTTGGAATAGCTGTTACTAAATCATCTAGAGTTGTTGAGGTCTGGTTTTCAACGGCGTTCAGGAAGTCAATTGACTCTGCTAACTGCATTGTGTTTTGTCCAAATGCGGTTTGAATTGCGAGAGTTGCTTTCATTGCTTCTTGTCTATCTACTTCACCAAGAATTGCAAGTCTTGTTGTTTGTCTTGTTGAGTCAATTAGGTCTGCACCCTCTTTACCAGTAGCAGCAATATCTGCGGCAAGCGCAATAGTCTCTGTAAAGTTTGCTCCTAGTCCAGAAGCTAATTCTCTTGATACTGCCATAACATCTTTACGAACCTTAAGAAGATCAGCGCTGGATGTTGCAGTTAATCCTCCATAAACCTTTGTTAAACGAGTTAACTCTTGATCTGCTTCCTTAAATGCTTTTGCTGCAGCCATACCGAATGCTGCTAAAGGTACAGTTAATCCTACTGTTAACTGACGACCAGCCCACTGTGTATTCTTACCCCAGTTAATAAGCTGATTTGATCCATCCATCATTACCTTGTTCATAATAGATAGTTCTTGTCTTAATAATGCAGACTTATTTTTTGTTGCGTCTAGTCCAGATTGAACCATTACGTTGTATTGCATTAATCCTTGAGCGTTTTTACCTAGCGGCTGTATGATTGCGTTCTCAAGCATTACTTGTTGCTTGGCTAACTCTCTAACTAATGAGCTAGTTTTTTGTGTATGTCCTTGCCAGGCTCTAAAATATTGTCCTAGCTTCATTCTTCCGCTATCTAGGTTCTGACCAAACTTAGATACGTCTGAAGTTAATGTTACAAAGTGTCTGGCAAACTGGCCAGTGGAGCGCATGGTTTCGTCAAACTGACGATTCATTACTCCAACTTGGCTAGTTAAATTTTTATTTAAACCAATTGTTGTAGCTTGGAGTTTTAGAAGTTGAGAAGTAACCGCTTGTAACTGCGCTGTTAGACTAGAAAAATTAGCCGTCGCAGTTATGTTGGTAACTATATTTTGATCTGCCAACTACTTACTCCTTTTTGTATCCGAGTCCCGCTCCGATACCAAACCCTGCTTCTGAAGCAAACTGACCTTGTAATGAAACAACATCAGATGCACTTGCAGTTATTCCAAGAGCCTTTCTTCTTACATCTTCAAAGCTCTTGCTTTCTTCTTGTTCTTCGGCGTCATCAAGTTCTACGCCTTGTATTGCGGCCAAAAACTTTCTTTTTTCTGATTCAGACTTTTGCATAGATTTAAAAGTTTGAATCAATTCTGGCATTGAAAGGTTGTCTTCCAATTCCTCGTAATTCTTATAGTTTCCTATTAGAAATACTTCTCCTTCTAATGCAGCTAGATCTAGTTCTGACCAGCTAGAACCGCTGCTGCTAACAAATTTGGATCGTCCATCTTGATTCCACCGCAAACTTCAAGGATACGATTAATTGTAGGAACGTCAAGGGTGTCCTCGAATGCGTCTCTATCTTTTACCAAATCTGGAAGCTGCTTCTCTAGTGCTACTGCACAAGCATCGATTAGGATGGTTAGCGTCTCATCTTCTGTAGTTACTTCTGCCGTCTTTGCAATAGCTGCCATAAATTTTCTAAGCTCTTTAATTGTTAAAGGCTTTAACTTTACGGTTGCGCCATTTTGTAGTTGAATCTCTTCTACATCATATACTGTTGTTGCCAATTTAAATCCTCCTAGGATCTCGTCTTAATTATTGTATCATATCAGAATTACCAATACAATGTTAAAACCCCCCTAATTTCTTAGGGGGGTTTTATTAATTAATAAGAATTAATTATGCGCCTGTCTTATTTAGAACACGGTCTACGATGAAACCATATTCCTGACCAGCCTTTGAACCATCTGGAAGCAAACGGAATGTAACTGGGAATGTTGATGCTGCGTTACGAGCCAAAGAGAACTGTGACTGTTGTACAGAAAGAACACGACGTGCATAGTATACACGCTCTGCCTTTGTTACTCCTGCTCCAGATGTTGGAGCCTGTCCTACTGCAACTAGCTGACGCTCTGTTGGTGCCTCACCAAGAGCTCCACCAGCAAGACCAAGCTTGTCTACTGTTGCTCCATCTGTAAGTGTACCTGAGCTCTGGCCGAATACTGCAAGAATGTTCTCAAGAGTTCCTTCTGCCATTTCTGTTGCGATCATAACTTCCATTGACTCCTTGAAAAGCTTTGCTGTATCAAGAAGCTGATCTACTGTTACTGAACCGTATGATGGGTTGTATGTAACCTGAAGACCGTTGTTTGTGTAACCAACGTTTCTGTAATAGAATGCTGGTGTTGTTGAAGCAGTTACTTCATTCAAAGTATCTGTGTATGACTTTCCATCAGCTGAAGCTGTTGGAGCTGAAAAAGCTGGTGCTGTTGAGCCCTGCTCTCCAGGTGCAAAATTTTCTACATATCCTGTAGCTGTAACGTCTAAGTTTGAGATAAATAGTGGTGAAGCACCAACTAGAATATTCTTAGCATTACCTGCAATTTGATTTGCCATGTTTTAAAACCTCCATTATTAAATAAATATATATATATTGACTTACTGTAAAACTTTAAAGCAAGCTGGCTAGGCTCATTTCCTCTTGGTATAATTTTATCTTACAATCAACCAAAAGGCAAACTAATCAAACCTGCCCTTGGCCCCTACGGTTCTAGAGTATTTAACCTCTAATATAATGTCTGCTGCCAGGAAGCCTGCTAGCTCCTCAGATGGCTCTGTGGGAGACATGTCCACAATCATTGTATTGTGGAATATTATCTTGTCTGTAGATTTGGAGTTGTTTAAGTCTCTGGCAGAATCGTCCATTCTTCTAAATACATCCATCATCATATTCCTAATGGCATTTATTTCAGCATGGTCTACTGAGTAAATTGTAAATGATATCTTTTCGCAACATATCATCCAGTTTTCTTCATAGGTGCTACCTATCTTGTCATAAACTATATGGGTTTTGCCGCTTAAAAATTGACTCATTTCTGGAGCCTGCTGAACTGGGATAATTGGAATTATTGCTTCGCCTAAGTTGTCGCTGTAATATGAATTAGGATCAACTAGACTGTTTAGTATTAGTTCTTGCCACAAGTGTTTTCTAATTTCATACATTGCATCTATATTATAGTTTACCATTATGCTACCCCTCCAAATTGTTCAGTTAATGCTGAGTCCGCCTGTAGTCTAATTGTACCTGGACTAAAAGAATAACGCACCTTGGATATAGAAGAAGGAACTCTCATTGCCTTTTCAAACTTAGATCCAAATATATTTTGAAATCCAGACGCCTTTATAGAATGAGATACCATAGGCCCACTAAAATATCTGCTGTATGCAAGATTGAATTGATTGGTAGATGCTCTACCGCCTGGGCTTCTTACTGTAACTGACTTGCCCTTTGGCATAAATACAACTTCTCCATCAATTTCAAATACCAGCCTTTCAGCTGATTTTGGTCTGATTGTAATTGGCATGCCTTTTTCCATTACTGCAGCCTTATTTGCAAAAACGTATCTACTCTTTTGTTTTCTATTTTTTGTCGGCACGGAAGATTTAGATAATTTTAAATCATAGTTAATTTTAAATGAAAGTCCAATTGAATCCATTCTGTTTAGTTTAAATAATCTACCAGTAGTCTGACCAGTTTTATTCCATTCATATACATGGTGTAATGATTTTGGCTTTGTACGTGCTTGAGAGTCTATAAATAGTCCAAAGTCTTTGTCTATTTGATTAAATATTGTAGTTTTAAAAAGTCTTTGAAATGCTTTGTTTGACGTAAGCTTTGCTGCTACATTCGCTTGGTAATATAAGAATGCAGATATCTGTGCTACGTTACTGTCTTTAATAACTCCAGCGGCAGATGAACCAACCATGAATCTTTCTAGGCCAGATGCTGCTTGTAGTAGTGCTACTCCGTTAGTCTCCAATTATCTGGTTCTCCGACCTTTTGGCAATTGAATTGTATGCCATAAGTGTTCCAAACGGATCTGTGATTGGTGTTGAGCTTACTATCTCAAAGACTGTGGGTGTATCATTTGGGTAATTTAATTCATACCATATTACATTGTTGGAAGAATCTTTAATGTTAGTTATTTTTTGTCTATACGTAATTGGTGTTTGTGTTCTAATTTCTATAGTTTGAGTGTTTTCATATTTAATTGATATAGACCTATTGTCTCCGCTTCTTGCAGAAGATGAGTTAGATATCATTCCTTTTGCAAAACAAGGGAGTGTCTTTTCATATATCCAAGACTTTTTAATAGCACCAGTATTTGGGTCCTGATAGTCTTCTTGCATATATATATCTACTTTCATATTGAAAATAGAATCGACCAGATTGTTCATGTTAAATAACTACCATTTTGTTTGTGACGTATGGTAGCAATAGCTGGTCTGCATAGTTATTTCCTGTGCCACTAAATGCTGATGTATCGTATTGGAACTGCCAGTCAAATGTTTGTATACTCTTTATGTATTTATTTCGCCACTCTTTATCTTTAGAGAAAAAGTCTCTCATTAATTCAATACAAGCAAGCTCTACCTCGTCTGGTACATTTTGCCAACCATATCTACCAGCAACCCTGTATGTTCCGCCGTTTACAAATATACCTCTTCCACTATCATTAATGCTTGGAGGAATCATGCCGTTTGCGTAATATACCACATTGTCTAAAGCGTTTGATCTATCAACTCTTAACCCAAATCCACTTTCAGATACCGAAACTGGCATATTTAAATTATTAATGTTGTTAATTGTATCAACCAAAAGCATGTCATTTAAATAAAGCTCGTGTAACTGGTTAATCTTTTGAGGCAACGGTAAAACATCTGCACCAGTTGAATAAACAATATTTACATCATCATATAAATGGAACTGCTGTCCAGTATAGTTTTCAATTAACTTTCTAGCATATCGCTCTGCAGCAACCAAGTCAGCAAATGTTTTATAGTTTGGGTCAGATTGATCAAATCCAAACCCTAATGCATCTGCTGCCTGCGTTAAGTCTACGTATGGAGTTACAACAAAAATCTTATGCTCTTTTGTTACTAACTGTCCATCAACCTGATATTCCCATACTAGCTTTAATGATCTAGGTCTGTTTGTAAGAGCCAATGGTGGGTATACACTGTATACTCCAAAGTCCGTGTCTACTTCTTCTGCTGTTTGTGTGTGTAAAAGAGTTAATGGATTAATAGATGGAGTAACTGCTGGGTCTTCAGTTATGTCATAAAACTTAACTGTTGGAAGTGAATCTGCTCTAGATATGCCGCCTTTCCAAAAGACTCTTTGCTTTACTGGAGCATTTGTTCCTACTATAATTTCCATTTTGTGTTGTTAAGGTTAGCCGTAATAATCCTGTACTTCTTTTGGTGTGGCTAAACGAAACCCCTCCTCTATATCAAAAATTTCTTGAGCAGAATCTTTATGCATTGCTACAAATGGGTGTTCCTGTGTGAACGTGTGGCCCAAAATGTCATACCTAAAGTTTGCCCTTGTCATTCTAACTAGTACAGTATCTTCTGTACGCTCTGCCTTTGGATCAAATACTGGGAGGATTTCAATTTCCTCTTTTGCATCTTCTACATCCTTTAGTGTCTTAGTATACACTTCGTATGTAACACCCTCTTCTGATAGTGCTGCAATTATGTCTTGCTTATTCTTAAGTCCTTCTGTTTCAACTGCGAAATCTTCTGCAATTGCTTTTAGCTCTCCGACCTTTAATGTGTCAAAAGACATTTATTACTCCTTTTTCTAGGTAAAACCATTATAGCATTGTATAATTAAAATGAAAAGCCCCCAAAATTAATTGGGGGCTTTTCTTAGATTAATTCCTAATTAGGAAGCTATCTTAACGTTCTTTACAACTACCCAAGCGTCTGCCTGCTCGATTTGAACGCCAACACGAGTATACATTGTGTACTCAATTGAGTCCTTACGTGGCCAGAAGAAGCGGTAAACTGTTACGTCACGCTTTACACCAATTACCACGTTGTTAGGGAATGTCAAGTGGACATCTCCGTGTGATCCTGATGGGCTTGCGTATGTACCAGTTTGTGTCTCTGGAAGAAGTGGAACTTCAACGATTGGAATACCAAATGCGTATGGAGCTACATATCCTGCAGGACCTCCTAGAACAGGAACATCACCACGGATAATGCCAGAGGCAATATCTTGTGGAGTAACGTTCTGGATGTTCTGTGAGTTAGAGTATAAGTAATCTTGGATCAAGTTTGATCCTGCAAGGAAGCGAAGGTCTGTACGACGTTGCTTGTACTTACGTGGAAGAGCCTTAAGCGCTGAGTTGAATACAGCACGAGAAATTACTGCACCCGCTGCATCTACTACACGACCAGAGGTCTTAGCTTTCTTTACAACACCATTAAATGATTTGTAAAGAGCATCGGTTGTTAGAGATTCGTCACCGTTAAGAATAACATCTTCGATGTCATTTCCTGCTTGTGTCGCCATCAAACGTGCAATGTGATCTTCTAGATCTGCACCCTCGATGTTATCTTCTAGTGATTCTGTTGAAAGCTCCCAGTCCATGCGTAGCTTCTTTGTTGTTAAAGAGATCTTTGAGAAAGTTACAGCTGAGTTAACACCTGTATTATCTCCTTCGGATGCAAGCTTAACAAGCTTTTCTCCTACTGACATACGATCAATTTCTGTTGTGTCTGACTTCATTCGAACTGTACGTGCGACTTTTCCAATTACGGTTGAATCGAACATATAGTCTAGGAAGCGAGCTGATTGTTCTGGATTAAGAAGACCACCGTTGCCGTTTTCAGACGCTGTGTGTACTCCTGCTCCTCCAGTTGTTGATGCAAAACCAGTTGAGGCTGTTGTGCCTGCTGCGATTGCTTTTTCTAATGTTTCATTACTCATTTTTATTTCACCTACCCTAGTTAAATATTTCGTTTACGGAACCGAGGAAAGAACCGTTCCATTTTGATTTGTTTACTGCTGGTGCAACAGACCCGCCAAGGTCTGAGGACTTTTTAATTGCTGTATCGCCTTCTACGGCATCTACACGCTTTTGAACACCATCAATGGTGCCCTTTATTTCTGTGACAGCGGCACTAAGTGCACTGTGCTTTTCTGCTAACTCTGTAATTTGAGCATTTACGCTCTTACTAAAAGTCTCTACAGTTTCTTTGATTTCTGAAACCTGTACTGCATTTGCCTCTGTAGCCTTGCTAAGAGTATCTGCAAAGAATCCCTTTAGGTCTACTAACATTTTTGCAAAATCAGGTTCTTCAACTGCAGCTTCTGCTTGAGGAGCATCAACCGACTTAAAGACATTTACAGAAGCAGAGTCTGCATCTTCCACTGAGTTATCAGTGTCTGGTGCATCTTCGACTGCAGGTGCATCAGATGCTACTACGGTCTCTTCAACGATTGCTGTTTCTGCAGTTACTACTGTTGAATCTTCAGCTTTTACGTTTAGTTTTTCCACTTCATTACCTCCTTGTACGTTAACCTGTTTTGCTATTGTTTGTATTCCAGGTAACGGAACTCTTGACTTCTTAAATGAAGCAAGAATCTTATCTATCTCTTTTGATTTGTTTATGTCTGAGCTTTCGACCCATCCAATTAGCGTAGCTTCTTTTCCAGTAACTGGAGAAGAATACGTTTTGTCTGTTGAGATAAAAACAGAATCGCTTTCTTCGCAATAAAAAATATTTTCTGTAACTACATCTGCTGCCATACCTTTAAATACAAGTTGGCCGTTCATTTTCTCTATTGAAATAATATTGCACATTTCGTTTGCTGGAGAATCAACAATTGATAATTCAATTAAATCATAATCTTTAATAAATCTTACAGTTTCTCCTGTTGCTTTATTCATTTCATTATCTGACTCTTTAATTTTTCCGCCAATTGAAAAACCTGAAAGTGTTCCGTCAAGAACTTTCTCCCATGTATCTTGTGCGCCTTTAGAGATATATGATGTTACATAAACTCCATTATAAAATTCTTTTGACTTTTGATCGTAATATGTTTCTGGTTTAAAAGAAACTACTTTGCCTACAGCTAATGGTTGATGCATCTCTCTAAGATTGCCTCTAAAACTTTCAAATGCTTTTATGCTTGCTTCTGCTGTTACAACGTCACCTGTTTGGTCTACGTTGTCTAATGTAGCGAATCCAGAAACAGTTCTTGTCTCCCTATTCACTTTTGTGAATGGGACAGACAAATGAATGTTTTGGCCATTGGTCGACCACTGTGACTTTTCAATGTTCATATGCTTAATTTTAATGGTTTATCTACTATAAAGCAAATAGCAGTTGATTAGGGTTAGTCAACCCTTTTTCCGTCACCCTTTGCATTTCTGCCTTCTCCGACTTTATCGGAAGATGCAGCAGATCTTTCTGAATCCCTAGCCCTAGTTTTCCCAGCAGTTGCCTTTTGATCAGCTGCTTGCTGTGGCTTTAATTCAACCATTTCGTCTCCGCCGTCAACAGGAATCATTCCTTTTCTAATTCTAACTTCATTAGGAGTAATTACCTGCATTCTTAAATATCTTTCGTCTATTTGAGACTGGGTATCTTCGTCAGTCAAAGTCAACTCTTCGAATTTAATTTTTAATGCATCTGTCTTTTCTTCAATTATTGAATTAATTCTTTTTTCAAGTCTCATTTGAGCTGGACGGCAAACCTGCTCTTTAAATGTTTTATCTGCATCTCTAGCGTTTGCCAAAGATACGCCTTCTGGAACACCAATTTTATTAATTGGGACTCTGTGTGCCAATAGAATTTCATCTCTATTTGACTGCCTATAAATATTAAATGAAGACTCTTGGGCACCAGCTTCAACTGGTTCCATTTTAAATTCAACTTTATTGTCTTGAGTGTCGGCTGGTAGAGGAATATATAGTGATCTGTGGTTTTTACCCTTTAATCCAACTTGGAAGAATTCAAGCAATTTCCTTTCTGACTCTGGAGAAAGCTTTGCTCCCTTAACTGTAATAATATATCTTGGTACCGCTTTGTTTTCAAAGTAGTCAAGGTTGTATCTGCCAGCAAATTCATTTCCCGCAAGTGACATCTGGGCTGCTACAATATCTGGAATACCGTAGTAATTATTCATTGGGGTATATTTCTTTAAATGAATGATTTCGTTTGGTCTATCCTCTGAATCGCCAATTGGATTAATAGTTTCTGTATCTCCAAAGTTTCTAAAGAATACAGCTTTTCCATAAAGCAATTGCATAAATCCATCTCTAAGTCTTCTTACACGCATAGTTTTTGCTGGTATATGGCCAATATAACCAATGTCTCCGCCTGTAGTTCTACCAATTTCGAGGTAGCCGTTACCAGTTGCTTCTAGGTCTGTATACGCCTTTATTAATGTTTCGGTAAATGTATCTTCCTCATTTGTTGCATCTAGCCAGTCTTGAAGATCTTGTTTTAATTTATTTAGTTTTCTACGAGCTCTATCTAATTGCTTATCATCTGTTATTGCATCAATGGCATCATTCGTTTTTCTTGTCTCCATAAAAGAATATCCAAGACCAACAATATTTGCCACCTTAGCATTAATAGCTGCATAGTTGTATGTTGAAACTTCATATATTTGAGAAAGATATTCTAGATTATATACTGGTTGTACAAGGTCGAACATTGCATAACCAGTAACTGCTGATTGCAATAGATTTTGTTGTGTTGCTGCTCCATCTTTACCAGTAAATGATTTTGCAAAATCTCTATTTACTTTTCTTTTAAAGTTTGTTCCAAGGCCTCTTACTTTTTTAAGGTCATCAATACCAATTGCAAATGGGTCTACGTGTTCTTTTTCTTTCTTAAATGAGAATAGGTCTGAACTATTTTTAACAGATACCTCGTATGTATCTTCTGGTCCGTCTTCTAAAAATTGTGTCATCTTACAGATCCCCCTCTTAAAATTGAATCTTTATATTCTCCAATATCTAATGGATCTGGAGTAAGGCCCCATTTAAGTCTTTCGTTTTGATGCTCAAATTCTTCATCATCAATTTTTCTTCTGCCTGAAAGAAATTTAGGCTGGCCTTCGCTAATTCCATAATGTCTAACAGAATCTGCGAGTGCGGCAATTTTAGATCTGTTGCCTTTGGTTGATGTTATAGAAAGGAAATTTCCATCATCATCGCCGATCCATCGACCATCTGGCATTTCCCATACGTATATGCCTAGGCGTGTCTCTTCAACAACTTGACTTTTTTGATTTAAGATTTCCATATGTTAACCAGTTTACCATTATTCTCAACAAAAGTCCATCTTCTGTCCTAATCTGTGACAATATTTTAAAAATATTGCAGGCTAAACGTCAAAAGATCTTGTGAAGTAGGCTGTGTTGTCTAGGCCAGTAGCACTTTCTGAGAAAGTTATGCCTGGGTCTTCTATGGTAAATGAATTTTCTGAGCAATACAGCTTATAATTCTTTAGGGCTTCTGGAGCGGTAAATGGGGTTTCATAAAATGCTAAATTGCTATAGGTATTAGATCCACCATATTCCGACCCACTTTGGTTCTGATTTAATTTAATATTTGTGGCGCTTGCGCTTAGCACTATTAATATGTGATGAGATACTCCACTTAATAAAAATTGGGATACGTTGGTGGATGTAGTTCTATTTACTCCATTGACGTATATTGCACTAATTCCATTTTTTGTTATTACCCCGCTATTTGTCCAGCTTAAAGAGGCTAAGGCTGATGAGAATAAAACATTCTTACCTTCTCTTGGAGTAAAAAACATTTCTATTGTTCTTGGCTGTATTGGAAGGTCTACCGAAAAGCCATAACCAGATTGCATGGTCAATCCGTTGTATTTATTTTGCATTCTTACTGGGTAGTTATAATAACCCAATGAATAATCGTAGTTTGAATATATTTTACCCCCACCATTATCAGAATAAAAATCTTTATTTGAGTATAAGTCAATTTCCAATTTATCAAAGTAGGGGAGGTCAAAAGATGAATCTAGAGTGTTCATTGTTACACGTATGTCTAGTATTGGACCAGATAGGTCTTCATTTTTATTATAATATGGAAGAGTAGAATTGTTTTTACATACTACCCATGGCTGCCCTGGAACCTTAGCTTCCACTAAAATGTTTTGCACATCTTGGCCATAAGATATCCTAGAAGAAACAATGTTCTCTGGGTTTGGCACATAAAGTCTTTCTTCAAATACAAAAGTTTTTTCTTCTACTAATTCTGTCTGGGCAAATTCTATTCTTTTATAAGTTGGATTATAGTATGCGTCTCCCGAAACTATAGAATCTAAGGATTTAGATCCAGGATATCTATATGAAACTGCTGGTTTTAAAAACACAGAATTTAATGAAAACAATACGCCGTTTTTAGAATAAACAATTTGTGAATACTTAGTTTCTTTATACCCAGCTAAATAATGTGCTAAAATTTTTGTGTCTTCTATTTCATAATTATATATTGCTGCCGAATCTACTACAAATCTCTTTCCAGTATTTGCTGGACCAATTTTAGGAGTCATGGATGCATTTGTAAATTTAAACCCTGCTGTAATAAATTTTTCAGAAACCAGAGATCCGTTTATATACAAAGACATTTTATCTTTAGAAAATATTCCCACTATATGCATTACTTTAGTCTTGGCTACTTTAGACCAGACTTTTTCTTGCTCCGTGCACTTAAATATTACATTTTCATTTTTATAAAATAAACCTATTTTATTTGTTGCATCTCCAATGATTAAGTATTCTGATAGGTCAGAAGGATCTGGGCTAAACCATATTTCAAATGCAAAGGGGTTGTCTGGGCTTTTAGAATTAGCAATTCCTAAAGCTTTTAAAGACAGATCAATATTTTCATTAATTTCAGTACCTCTGACGCCAGCTCCTACTATTGGAAGAACTTCCATATCTGAAGCATCTATTGCGTAGCCCTCCATAGAATTTCCAGAGTAGTCTACAATGGGTAGTCCGCTAACTGCTGCATATGAAATTCCATTATCTTTTAAATCTTGATAGGTGGAATACAGTGAAGTTAAGTTGCTGTATAAATTAGTTTCTCCAGAACGAACCTCATCCAACAAAAAAAATGCAAGTGGGTTATCTTTTAAGACAGTATACTTATATGACATGTCTTACTTCTCTTCTAGGGCTTTGACTCTCGCTGTAAGCTCTTGTACGGCTTTAATTAATGGTGCCACAAACTGATCATATCTTAGGCCTTGCATAGAATCTTCTTGTGACATATCCATTTTTACCCAACCAGCAAAATCTCCAACACCAGATTCATCTAATGCTTGTTTTACTTCTTGGGCAATAAGTCCATAATGTGTTCTTGATCCAGGAATAGAAACTATGTCTCCCTCAACTACTTCTTTTCCACCTTCAAGGAATTTATATTTTACGGGATTTAAATTATTTATAAAATCAAGGCCAAGTGGAGATGTAACAATATCAGTTTTTAATCTTTCATCTGAAGTATTAATGGTTCCAGTATTAGAGTATATTGTTTTCCAGAATCTATTTGATGAAACTCCATTTGGGACATCTGTTGGCTGCCCCATTGAATAAAGATTGTTTGCAAATGGGTACCAGTTAGAGTTTACTCCGTATCCAGAAGATGTCGGTATATTTAAACTTATTGTTGTTGCTATTGGGTCAATTGTTGCGCTGTCTCCAGGAATGCCTTGAGGTCCAGTTGGTCCAGTTGCGCCAGTTGCGCCTCTTGGTATTGTAAATGAAAAAATAGCGTTTGCTGTCGTTCCAGTATTAACAACTGAGGCATTTGTTCCAGCCGCACCAGTTGTAGTTGTTCCAACAGCTACTGTGGCTGGACCTTGAGGTCCAGTTGGTCCTTGTATGCCTTGCGGACCTTGGGGAAGAACTAAGTTTAATGTTTGTGAAGGACTGGTTCCAGTTATTGTTGCGCTAGCAGAGCCGCCTTCAACAACAGTTCCAATATTTAAAACATTAGAGGGACCAGGACCACCAATAATTCCATCAACACCTCTTGGTAATGTTAAATTCAATATAGCATTAGATGCAGTTCCTACATTTACAACTGATGCTGGTGTAGCAGCACTAACAGTAGTTACTGTACCTACCGCTAAGGTGCCTGAAGGGCCCTGTGGGCCTGGATTAGCGGCAATGAATGTCGCAATGTCAGCGCCAAGGTTTCCTAGGTCTCTAGGTACGTCTGGGGTGTCTGTGTAGTCTGGAAATCTCCAGCCATTTACTCCTGTGCTCATTTTTTTATTATACCACCTATCTACTTAATATATACGTGTGCTGGGCTCATGTATCTAGTACCAGACACAATAGGCTTTACTTCGTGTATGTAAGGCTCTTGTGATGGAAACATTATTAGGCTTCCAGCTTTTGGCTTTATAGTCACATTATGGTTTGGGAAATTAATCTCTCCGCCCTCATAATCATCATTAATATATGCTACTAAAGAAAATGCTAAATCTTTATTTCCATCTTGTCCATCAAAATGTGGGCCCATTGATTGTCCTTCATTCCAGGCTTTTATTGTTATGCGATCAAGATTTAGGTTATATTTATTTTTATCTAACCTTCTAGATTCCAAATATCTATCGGTGCACATTTGAAAAGCCATTGAAAAACTATTAGCAATATAAAGAGTTTTTTTATCTACCATGTCAGATCCAGTAGTTTTTTTTAAAGCAGACGCATTTATTGTTTTTGTTTTACCGTATACTAGACTAGAATCATTGCTAGCAGTCCAATTTTCCCATTTAGATATTCTGGAATATGATTCTGGCTCTTGGTCTATTTTGTCTATAAAATCTTTTAAATGTTCTGGAAAGCTTAATGCATTTTCCCAGTACCATATATCTGTTCCCAAAACTTTAAGATCAAACATTATAAATTGCTTAAACTCTACATTGTTTTGCATGCTATCCTTCTACTTCTGATGCTGGATATACTTCTCCACGGGGGGTTATTCTTAATCCTTTATTTCTGTAGTCTTCCCACTCAATAGCTTCATCTGCTTGCATTGCTCTAACCTCAGCAAGTTCTGCCGCCCAAGCATCTCTAACTTCCTGTGGATAATCACTTTCTTCTCTATCATCCCAGAATGATCCAAGAGTGTATCTTATAGATTTTTTAACTGTTGTAACTTCGTGCATGTTATGGAATCCTCCAGCAAATGTTACTAGGGTTCCAGTTTTTGGAACAATTGTTAATCCATGCTTAAAGTTTAAAATACCATCTTCAAAATCATCGTTTAAATAAAGAAAAGTTGCATATCTACTTCTAGTAAATGCTCCCGAAACTCCATCATTAGAAGTATTGTCTGAATGCATATTTGCAAAAGCTCCTGGTGCCCATCTTTGAGAGTGCCAGCTTATCTGCGACATTTGTTCTGGATCTTTACCAGCCATGTCTGCAGTAGCATCTATAACTCTTTGTCTAAGGTCTACAAAAAAATCTCCTGGTAGGCCACAGGCAATTGTGTCTGGGTCATTTAACTCTGGAGTACCTGATGAGTATGACTCATAAAATGAAATTGGCATCCACTTTAATTGTTCTTTTTCCATCTTAATGGCTAGAACATCAATGATTGATTTACATTCATCTGGAGTTAAGAAGTTGTCATATTGCACAATATCTGGCTTGTGTCTAGTTATAACCATATTTCTTTCCATAATTACATTATCCCCTTTTCCTTTTCAGCATCAAATGGGACGCCAAATTGCTTTTCAACATGCTCTTCATATGTAACTGGAACTCCGTCATTAAAATAAACCATGTTTCTTTTATCGTCGTAATCAATTCTTTCTTGCTCCATTTTTGCCCATTTGTAAGCACCAAATTTTCTTTGGTTGGCAAGCCATTCTTCTGTGCCATTGTGAGGGGTCATTATAAAATTTCTAACAAAAAATTTCTCATTGCTATTAATTGTTTTTACCCCATGATAATATGGCTCTGTTGAAGGAAATACTAAAATGTCACCAGCTTTTGGCTTATGATTAATGAATTGCCCATTAATATAAAACTCTATATCTCCGCCATCGTAATCATCATTAATATACATTGTGCAGGTAATTGAAAATTTATCCCCAGGCATATCTTTTTGTGATGTTATATGGTCTGTATGATACTGCATGGTAAGTTTACTCTTAAGGTTGTCAACTCCTGCATGATATTTAGAATAAGAGGATCCGCTGAA